GTGACATCCGTGCTGGGCATCGTCGCAAGCGAGCGAACTACCATCGTCAGGCCCCGTCCGGCACCACCGGACTCGACCGTCATCCGGCCGAGCTGCAGCGGGGTCCAAGAGCCTTGAGTGTCGCCGGCAATGGCCGTTATCCAACGCACGTGCTTGTCCAACGCCCGGTATTCCAGCAGCCCCGTCGTGTCCGCATTCACCCCGACGCCAGCGGTACCAAGGTAGTCGATCGGCAGCGCAGTGATATTGGTCGTGGCGGTGGCGCCCTTGTACCAGTTTCGCAGGCCGTAGCGGGTGCGTGAATCACCGATGAAGGCGATTTCGTTGGCCTTCAGATCCCCTGACACCGAGGATTGAAAAGTACTCTTTTCTCCTGCAGTTCCTGAATCAAATGCAGCCTGAACTGCACCAAGAGAATTGGTCATAAGCCCCGGAGTTAAATCACGCATTTTACTTCTTTCATTAAGAGGTTAAGTAAACAGTTAAATTGTTTTGATCTGTTAGGCAGTTAATCCATATGCTCTCCATACACCTGCTGTAACATTAATCCATACGGCAGGACTTCCTGCTGCGTCAGTTGGACACTCTACACATAAGATCATGGCACGTACCACATAGATTATTAGAGCTAATATTCCATTGACCTATGCCAAATATAGACGCAGCACTACGTTCTTCAAGTACCATCTACATATCTTGTTTCCTGTCATGTGTATAGTTGGCATAATCTGATTTTCTGAAGAATATAACCAGCAGTCGTATCTATATAGTTGTCCGCAATACGGAACGAACTAGCGTCAATATTGACGCTATTATACTTGTATTGTTTAAGGGCAGTAAAATACTAGACATTATACTTTTCTTTGTACCGAGTAAACACTTAAATTGTTCTACAGTTTTGATGCATCTAGCAAACTGTTAACGTACTCTGTGTACAACGCAGTGGTAGCCACACATGTTTAAGCCTATTGAATGGTCAGAAGAGCTTAGCCCTAACGAATCTTACCGATACAACCATGTAATAGGTACAAGCCCGTTGGGTAAATTTGTGATTACATGGAAATCCTGGAAGGATACCTCAGGATTCTACGTAGAAGAAACACCGTTTCAAGGAGGTCACTATATATGCGAATATAGCTTAGATGAAGCCAAGTCTAGGTGTCAGCAGCTGTACACTCAAACACTTATAAGTGCTTTGTCCTTAAAGACCGTAACTGAAAATCTCAGTCGAGAGGGTAAACTAGTAAAACACATATCCGGTGGTGATGTATATAGGGTAACTGATGACTACGGATCAAGACTAACGGCAGTTAGAACCGTTGATATTACTAATCTTGCAGAATGGCAGTTTTTATAAATCTGAGGTAACAATGAAACTATTTCTAAACAAAAACATTTCCGAATGGAAAATGACTGGCATCTTGTCTTCTGGAGCTAAATGGTTTTTTGGCCTATCAATGCTGCCTAGTAACACAGATACCCAAGATTCTTGGGTACTAAAATCAGAATACGATAAATTAGTACAAGAACTAGAAAATGAACGTATGCGCCTAGCAGCATGCAGTGTTGTAGCTAACTCAGACACCCGTGAATCGGCAGTGGATGCTAGGAATATGCTACCCGAATATAACAGTGAGTCATGCCAGGACGTTGCACGTAAAGTAGATGAGGTGTTGGACTTACGTGAAGAGCTGGCAATACTAAAGAATAAAAACACTTTTAGTGTAGAACAAATTAACGAAATTTTTACCCCAGAGCTAGATCCATCACACCTAAAGTCGTGCGCATATACTGAAGGTCAGCAATACATTGTGTGTGCAGCGGCCAGGAATACATATAACGGAGCTATTATATGTAGCCCTAGACATTATGATTCTACATTCTACGCTACGCTAAACCTACATCGAGAAACTGCAGATGAGCCCTCTGTTCGAGGTTGGACTGAGGCGGACCAGGGGTTCATTGACCAGTTTGGAAAGTTTCTAACTCGTGCTGAAGCTAGACGTATCGCAGCAGCCACTGGTCAGATTCGTCGGCGTTGCGGTGGGGATCATGAGGAACTCTATTCAGAAAACTTGTACTAACTACCTAGTGAGCAATAAATGATACCAATTGAATCTATTACTACTGGAGAAACTTATGGAAGATGGCCTGAGCACAAAGTTGAAGAACTTAAAGTAGCTCTAACAAAAGCTTTTGCCATAGCCTACATCTCAGGTCCAATGTCTGGACTTCCAGACCTTAACTATCCAGCATTCTTTGCAGCAGAAGACCGTATTAAAGATCAGTACTCAAAAGTTTTAAACCCAGCAAGACTAGTTCTAGACAACGGCCAGAAAAATACCTGGGAAAACTGGATGCGTAAAGCTATTTCAATGATGATGGAGGCTACACATATTGTACTACTTCCTGGATGGAAGAAATCCAAGGGTGCTAGAGTAGAAGTTTTGCTAGCAAAACTTCTAAAGATGACTATAATTTATCCTGAAGCCTAGTTTTTACTACCTATTAACTTATGCTAAATATTAATACTAAAGTATCTGGTTACAAAGATGTAGCTAAGTCAAATCGTTAGAGCTAATTTCTAATATGTATAGTTTAGCTAGAAATAGAAAACTAGAACGAAAGCTAGCGTCTATCGTAACTGACGTATGCGACGAGTGCCTAGGTAATGGATCCTTGCAGTTTTGTGGTGGTGAGACTTGTCCCTCATGTAATGGAACGGGCAAACCACCTAAAGAGGTAAAGGTATATAAGTGCATTAACTGCGGAGCAGAGTCTCTAGAATCTGATACTACTAATTTTACTATGTGCTCACCATGGTCTAGTAATAAGCATGAATTTGTTCTCAATGCAGTTTATACTAATGAAACTAAATGAGGCGCACATCTAAATTACGACAAGGCCATACAATATACATAGCACATGTGTACTGGGACGCAGAACTAAAATTCTTTTATGGAAAGGTTAATACGTGCTTCGTAGCTAGTATTAAAACTATTGACGGAATAGAATATGCTAGGTACAAGTCTAATGAATTATTTTGCTCGATTCCTCTTCTAGAGGGGTATATACCCAGAAATTATATACGCACGGATACTAGTGCCGTATATTTTACTAAAAACAGAGCGCTAGCTGCTGTTAGGCATCGCGCTATGCTATTAAACTTTTATGCTAGTAAGCTGAGGCAACAAAATGACTGATTCAATGACTGTAGAAGTAGGACTAGGTAAGCTAATGAAACATACTAACTACATGGTTTTTCCTACAGGAAAATCTGTAGTATGCGAGGTTGTTCTACATAATGGATTTGTAGTGCATGGAATTGCTCTAGTGTCCACTGTATACGGAGAAGACTCAGCAAAAGCTAGTGCTTTTCAGAAAGCTAAAAGCAGGCTTCTTGAGTTAGAAGCCTACGCTAATCACGACCGAATCCATCGTTCCATTCCATCTCGTAACCAAACTGAAACCGAAGGAAACTAAAATGAATGATCAGCAAGTTGAACAAGAAATTCTTGCAAAGAATCTAACTGCACAGCGTATTACGCCAGCGGATTTGGAAAACGCAATTGCTCACGAAACGTACTTTACTGCTGGTAATGGTTGTTACGGACACTGGCTTATGTCTAACCTAGGGCCTAGGGAAGCAGACTATCCGGCTGCTTTAAACCAAGTCACTATCTGTTGCCTAGTACTAAAGAATGGAACCAAGGTTATCGGAGTTAATACTGGTCCTGTAAGTCCAGGTAACTTTGACGCTGAACTTGGACGAAAGCTAGCACGTAGTAATGCTACAGACCAAATTTGGCCCATGCTAGGGTATGAGCTACGCACTAAACTAGCTGAACAAAATGCCAAGTCCTGATAACAAAGTAATTAACTTGGACGACCACAAGGCGTATTCATGTACCTGTGGTTCTACTAAGTTCTGTTTGCTGAAAAGTGGAAGGATCGAATGTGCAAACTGTCAAGAAATTCTACCTGTTGCAACCTGGGGATACTATAATGACTGTCAGACACGTAGTTCATAGTAAAGAGTGCAACTGTTCTTGGTGTGGAAATAGCCATGATAAAGCCAAGCATTTTGGACTAAATATTCCAAAGTTAATTACATGGAACTCATGGTTTATACTAAAGTACTGGCGTAATAGATATGTTAGTTTTACCCTATCCTTTCTAAAGAAATAAATATGACTAATACAGCCATCCGTTTTATCTCCTGCTGGTTCTTGTACACACTAGGACACCTTATCAATCGTCTTAATGGTTTAGTACCGGACTTCAACCACGCATTTACAGCTAGCATTCATACATTTATGTATAAACAGTATCAATACATGATGCTACGTTCTTGCACACTACAACAACATAATCTAAAATACTGGCCCTGGAAGTAATTATGTTAGAAGCTCTTAGCCTAGCAGAACTGGAAAATAAAGAACGTAAACTTTTAGTTAGAAAGGAATCACTAGAAAAAGAGCTTCTGCTTCTTACCACTCAGCTTTTAGACACTCAGTTGGCTATTTCTACTGCAAAGAAACGTGCTGATGAAACACCAGAAGAACAGGATCCTGAATTACTCGTCCTAAAAGGGGATCAGCCAAAATCCAAGGATCGAATTCTAGCTTGGCTGGCTGATCCAAAAGCATATCAGTTATTTGCTTTCATGGGTGTAGCGGGTTCTGGTAAGTCAACCCTAGTTAAGAATCTTATTAAGTCTAAAGAACTTTCTAAGTATGAAGTCCACCTGACTGCTACTACAAATAAAGCAGCAGCTACCCTATCTGAAATCACAGGTAGTCAGGTAAAAACTATTCATAGTTTACTTGGTCTAACTATGGATGAAGATGGGGAAGAAGTAAAGCTAAAGGCTCCTGATAAAGAGGTTATTTTCTCCTCCAGAGAACTGATTGTTGTAGACGAAGGCTCTATGGCAAATACAGAGCTTACTAAGTATATTATGGCTACACGAGCTAAAGTTCTCATTATAGGAGATAATTATCAGCTTCCTCCAGTAGGAGAACTTAAATCACCATTATTCAAGCTATGCAGGGACAATGACTCGTATGTGATGATGCGTCAAGTTCTACGCTTCGATAGTGATCTAATAAACCTCTCAGTAGACTTACGTAACTGTATCACATCAAAGAACTATATTTCTCCTATTAGGACTATGGGAGAACAGGTTACATTATTTGACAGCAAAGACGACTTCTATGCAGAACTTCTCTCGGATCTTTCGGTAAACAAATTTAAGCAGACTAAGATCATTGCTTGGCGTAACAAGACAGTGGATGAATATAACTATCTAGTCCGAAACGAACTAGGTTTTTCTAGAGAGTTTGAACTAGGTGAAAGCCTGTTCTCCGCCTCCCCTATTTATGATGATGCAGATAATCTTATTGGTTCAGTAGACACAGACTTATTCGTAGAAAATATAGAGGTAGTTCAACGAATCATTTCTATGCCTGGACTAGCCGAAACTTCTATAGAATCGTACAAACTAACTGTATCTGGTGGATACAAAGGTGCTGTGTACGTAGCTAGAGACAAAACAGGATTTAGTAGGTACTCAAACTACCTTGCAAACCTAGCTAAAAATAGCTCGGGTTTTGGTAAGTCAGAAGCCTGGAAAAAGTTTTGGAAGTTCAAACACTCTTTTGTATCAGTGCGCTATGGGTATGCTATGACTGCGCATCGTAGTCAAGGATCTTCCTATGATTCTGTTTTTGTTGACCAACGAGACATACTTGTAAACAAAGACAAGGTTACCGCGTTCAAATGTTTATATGTGGCCTGTACTCGTCCACGTCGCAGGCTTTATTCCTTCTAAGAGGAAAATCTATAGTTAGCGGACTGTAATTATGTGGACTAACTAGTATAGAAACATGCAGGTGGTAAACGTCCTATATGATATCAGCGTAGTGCCAAGAACGAAGTAAAAAGAAGCCCGGTTGAACTTTAAGTTCAACCGGGCTCTTTTATTTACGCATTTGACGAGTATGGGTAAGTTGAATCTTGACTTAGTACAGGTGCGCTAACTACAATAGAAAACTCGCTAACTCCACTGCTTGCTACCCTTACTGATAAGCTGGCGGATGTAGCTGCTCCACTACCACTGCTCTGAGTAGGTAGTGTTCCAGCTCGTACACTAATCGCACCAGTATACTGAGTTACACCGTTAAGATAAGAGCCCCATGAAGAAGCATTACCGTTTATCGATGAAACTACTGATACTTGTTTTATACCTATAGTAGAATTTATATCTATATTAGCTTCAGCGTGTACAAATAATCCACCAGACAGATTTGAGTTTATACCCGTGTCTTGAACTAGTTCTAGTGTGTCATCAAGAGCCGTAGCTCCACTTTCTACAGAAAGCTGAACTCCAATAGCGTTATATAAACCAGTATCAGGGTTAAGAACGTCTACTATAGTAGACCTAGCAATAGCAGTTCCAGTTCGTGTTGCCCACTGAACTTTCCATCCGGTAGGAACGGAACCAACAACGTTTGCTCCAAGAGTTCCGGCTGTTCCTGTAAATCCCGGATTTACAAGCACATTATTATTACCAACTCGTGCCGTAGTTTCCATTGAACTAGCGTAGGGAGCAGCATACGGAATGCCCTTTACCACAGACTTGTACTTTGACTTAGCTAGGTAGTATGCACCTATGTTGTTTAGCTTTGTACCGTCTGTAGTAAAATCAGTAAAAGCTGCGCACTGTGCATCTCTGTAATCAACGCTAGCTGCGAATGCATCCCAGAACAGGCTAGGGGTTTTATCCTTAGCTAATTCACGTAGCGCATAGTTTAGCTTCAGGTGCTCTGCTAGTTTAGACTCAGTAACAAAAGCTCTTGCTGGTACCGTACTCCAAATAGGAATCTTGCCAGCATCTATAACTTTATTAACTATGCTTTCTATGTGTCCTCTAACTGCACTAGCCGTAGATCCTACTGTGTATATATCCTCAGCACCTACACTGATATCGACATAATCACAATCACTAGATAGTGCGAGCGTTAGATACGTAGAATCAACCTCTGCGGCCGTAGCTGTGTTGCTCCCAAACACCCCAGTAACATCAAACACGTTACTGGCTAGTCCATTAAACCAAGTGAATACGTTATCTTGGTTTACATTACTTGTATTAGCAGTTGGTCTGGACTTATATCCTGTAGCTCCAACATCACCAACAAGCGCTATTTTGGGACGCTTTATTCCTGAAGCTACAGCCTTGATACCTATCCTACTCCAGGTTCCAGATGACACACTGTATACGTATTCTACGTTAGGTGTGATACTGTTATCGATATACCTACCAAAGCGCGTATCTGTTAAACTATTCGGTTCACCGCTACCAAATATAGCAATTCCGCTTATCTTGTTATACGCAAGAACTTGTACGGTAGCACCGGCTTCAACTATAGCAGAGAAAGCATTTAAAAGAACATACCTATTCTGAGCATCTACATAACTAGCAATAGTTCTAACTTGTCCTGTATTAGCACCAGTAAGAACCTGAAGTATTAGATGCCCATCGAATTCAGGACGCTGTTTCTTAGTTGTAAACTGAACGTAGTTGGCACCTCCAGAATCAACTGTATAGGTGCCAACTTCACTGTAGTCAGCAAAGTCCCATTTATCTAATATGCTGAAAGCTAGGGTAGACTTACCGGAAGCTCCAGCAATACCAACCTGATAAATATTTATATCATTAGCTATAGCAGCAGGAAGATTATCTACTAGTCCAAGCTGAGCAATGTTGTACTCAGTACTAGAATTAGCTACGTCCAGGAAGGAGTTCCCTCCGCTCACTGGACTTACATAGCATTCCAGAACCATGCTGTTACCGACTACAAGACCTGTAGTGCGTAGTTTAGTTATAGCGCTGCTGTTAGAAGCTACAGCAAACAACGTAGTTCCAACGTATAGGCCTATTTCATTAAATACAAAATCCCCTACATTCGGATCTAGAGTTATAGTGTACCTGACCGAACCGTTAGACTGCATGCTAGGTGCAGCGGGAATTCCAGTGAATAGACTAGCTCCTACCATGCTACCTTGCGAAGGTACTGGCGTATACGGCGTAGAACTAGCTAGTTTATATGAAGTGCAAACTATAGGAACTCCAGGGGAGGCATCTACTAGCACCTGCCCCGCAGCAGTAAGTATGAAAAACATATAATAAAACTCCTAAATTAGGCTACTGTAGCTACTGGATATGTAACTACGTATCCGCTAGCATTTCTAGTAACCGCAGGTTGAGTGACAGTCTTTGTAGTACCGCCTACATAAGTAATAGTATACGCATCAACACACTTGAACGTAGCATTAATCGTAGTAGCGGTAAACGTTCCAGTAACTCCATCCGGCCATACTACGCCAGACGTAGTAACCACGTTATTAGCATCACGAGTAATAGTGCCACTAAGTAGAAGTTCATAATCCTTTGCAAAAATCTTTAGCCAGTTATCTGAACCAATAACTAGTGTTTGAGTTAGCGCTGCTTTAGCATCAAGAGCAGTCTGTAAACCAGTTACAGTACTGATAGCTTGAGCCCCAGTATGAGTAGTACGATCCCTCAACTGAGCATCAGTAGAGTTTGCAGTGGCACCAGAAGCAATACCATCTAGTTTTACTTTATCTACTGCCGAAGCAAAACCATTTACTGTTGTGGTTACTACACCATGAACGTGAGTTGTATCTGACTTAGCATCAAGAGCAGTCTGTAGACCAGTTACAGTACTGATAGCTTGGGCTCCAGTATGTGTAGTACGATCACGTAGTTGAGCATCAGTAGAGTTTGCGGTAGCGCCCGTAGCAATGCCGGTTAGTTTTGTTGACTGAGCGCTAGTCATAGCACCTGCCGTCGTATCCGTAGCAGCAGGAACTACAAAACCAGTGCCCTTGGTATTAGTAACGACTACTTGAGTGCCATTTACTGTAGCGCTTAGATCAACGATAACTTTTGGTTGAAGAACGTCAGACATGTTTATTTCCTTGAGAGTTGGTTTAATAAAAACGTTTCATCGACAGAGTACGCAATTTTATTCACTGTACTTTACCTAGAAAGGTGTACTATGAATACTCGTGTTTTAACAAGAGACGACTTCCTTGACGATGCTAGTAAAATTGGATGTAACGTTGCTGCTATTAGAGCGGTTGCAGAAGTAGAAAGCTCTGGATCTGGCTTTGATCTTCTAGGCCGACCAAAGACCCTGTTTGAAGGTCATATATTTTATAAATTAACTAAAGGTAAATTCGCTGCTTCCCATCCTAGCATTTGCTACCCTAAATGGACAAGGCAGTTTTATGGTAAAACTCGTGACGCAGAATGGGCAAGGCTACAGCTAGCTATAAGTTTAGACAGAAACGCTGCATTAATGTCAGCGTCCTGGGGCACATTTCAAATAATGGGTAGCAACTACGCCATATGCGGATTTGCTAGCTTAGAAGAGTTTGTTCAGGCTCAGTACTCCGATGCTAATACACATCTACAGTGCTTTACTGAATTTGTCTTAGATCGTGGTCTATCTGACGAACTGCGCGATCTTAGGTGGGCAGATTTTGCTCGTATCTATAACGGTGCGTCCTACAGACTAAATAACTATGATATAAAAATGTCTAAAGCCTATAGCAAATTCATAGCAGAGGAGGAGGCATTGTCTAAACAGGAGGCTGAATCCACTTCTTATTGGCAGCCCGTAGAATTATCGAGCACCACACATGAGTTGTCGTTTAACTCATTTGAGTTACAGCCAGAATCCAGTATCCTAGACATTATATTAACATGAATACTAAACTACACTCGTTAGTAGACGTTTGCGTAGCGCTTGGTCTAAAACCTAACATGGAGGACACCACTATAGAGTGTGCTACAGTAGCCAGGGACAAAACTGTAAACGTTGTATTAAAAAACTACTCTGAGCTAAACTTAGCCTTTTTCACTAACCTAAGACTTCTAGCTAATAGCACCAAGGTAAAATTATTTCCTACTGAACACGACTTAGTTAATCCAACTACGTCAAGGGAATTAGACAGCTCTAGCAAAAAAATAGAAAGGCTTACTTCTAGTTTCCTAGTATACGCAGAAGGTTTAATAGACGACTCTAAGCAAGAAAAGCTAGACTTTAAAACAGCGTATAAATATCTGAACTACTCTCCAGAGACAGGTGCTATATCTTGGAAACTCGATATAAATCCCATGGTACCAAAGGGTAGCCCTGGTGGTTTTAAGCACAGCTCAGGGCAACATATAATAAAAATAGATGGAGAAGTTTATAGGTTAAACCGCGTAATATGGTTACTGCAGACGGGCTCCTGGCCTAAAGGTAGAATTAAGCATAAAGACTCTGACTTAAATAACCTTAAATGGTCAAACTTGTACGAAGAAAAAGAGCAAAAATAAACACTAAAACCCCGATAGCCTAATAGCTTCGGGGTTTTATTGTTGTACTAATAAAGATCAAAAAGAGTCTTACACTTTATTTACTCAGTACTTCACTCTCAACTAGCGTTGCTCATGGTGTGCCTATGGGCTTAGAGCAGTAGTATATTGAATTAGTATTAAAGATTTTTCTGCATTAAACTCTTATCAAGCTCAATTAATTACTAAGAGCTTCGATACGTTCTTTACGTTCCGCGATTTTCTTGCGCAGTAGGTTACGTTCCTTGGCTGTTCCAGTACCTGTACGTTTTTGGTGATTGATAATTTCTTGGTCAATATTATTTGCAATCTTTAAGTCTTCAATCTGTTCCTGTACGGTTTCTTCCTCTGACTTGGAGCTTTTAGCAGAACGTTCCTCTTCAGCCTTTTTAACCTCTTCAATTGCCACCTTTAGTTCAGAATTCTTCATTCGTCCAACTACTGCAATATCTGCCATATCTTGAACTTCTGATACGCCTAGTGCCAGAATCTGCTTTCGCAAAGCTTCAGACTTATTCGCATACTTATCTACTAGATCGTCCCTACCCATTCTACGGGCCTTGACCTGAAGCAGAATCATTTTGAAATGTGTAAGGCGTAGCTGCTCGTCTAGCTCAGTTAGATCTGAATCTTGAACTGATTCTTCGCTAACAACTTCAAAAGACTTAGGCACTGCTTTCTTGCTAGTCTTGGGTGGTGCCTCATCAAATTCAATATTATCTAGTGGATGTGGCTTTTTTACTCCATTAAGACGATCGATTTCGTCTTGATTCTTTTTGGCTAGATGCCGAGTAAAGTCTTCTACTACTTCATTAAACTCTTCATCCGATAGCTTAACGCCCTTTACCTCATTTGGCATAGTACTAGGCTTCGGTTTAGGAGCAGACTTCTTTACTGCGGGCTCGTATTCATCATCTTCTTCAATACTAAGCTCACTAGTATCAATTATATTTTCGTTAGGAATAGTATCTAGACTGCTCTCGAATTTATTCTGTTTTTGAAACTCGTTAACTTTAGCTAGAGACTTACTAAGTTCTTCTACGCTACGCTTTTCAAGAACCGTAGGACCAGAAAGCGCATCTTCAGGCGTTCGACCGATATCCAGTACATGCTGTTTCAGTTCCTTGGCTGCATTTAGGTAGTATTCTGCTAGTTTATTATTGCCTTGTTTTTTGGCAATAGTATATAGCAACAAACTCTTTGTATGTTCTAGTCGAAGCCTAATATCTTCTTGTTCTGGAGACAGTTTCGGCGCTACCGTTTCTTCTACAGAGTCTTCATCTACGCTATCCTCAGTTAGTTCTGAGTCTGCTAGCGAAGAATTATCTTCTAGAGCACCCGTAGAAACTTCTACACCAATCTCTTTTACGAAACGTACCTTCAGAAGATTTTCGCTAATGTTCTTTGGCATGCAATCAGATAGCATATTACGTGCTACCTTTACTGCCATATCCGCTTCGTCTCGACTCATTCCATAGCCTAGAACTTTAGCACCAACTACACGAGATAGTTCTGTATCAGAAAAGCGGTACCCCTTGGAGCTATCTAGTTTGGTGCAACTAGAGAACTTCGTTACAGCATCTTCACCGGAAACTTCTTGTTCCATTCCAACAAATACGGCTGTATTAGACATGTCATAGTACGCGAATACATACCAACTGCGATCTAGTGTGTTTGTCATCGTTTTTCCTGTAAAAAACCATTAATTACCGATCAGTTGCTGACCGGCTTACATACCATTAACAGTGCTAGTAAGTGCTCCGTTTTACACAATTTCGTTAGGCAAGACGGGGAATGCGCCCGTCCCGCATCCTCTTCTTTAACCCGGAGTTTATAAGACATGTCGAAAAATGTAAAACTCTCGGCTGCTGCTATTAAGAAGACCTCCCCAAAAGGAGTTTTTATCTATGCTACAGCCGATCCTGCAATACTAGACTCAGAGAATGCTACCGAAGAAATCGTTGCTGAAACTACTGGTGCAATGACTGCCTACGTGTGTGCGTCATGTGATACTCACATTACTGCATCCACTCAGGGCAGTCCTTTTTGTATCAACTGTGGATCACATTCTTTGGTAGCTTCTACTGAAGAGCCAGTTACGATCAATGCTTCCACCCTCCTGGCTGGAGTTGCCTGTCATAACTGTGGAACCACTCATGCTATTACTGCTAACGTAATTACTGCGTGCAACAATAGCATTCACTGCAGTTCATGTGGTGAACATCTGCAAATTCATGCTAGTACTGATGAATTTGGGGGCGAGACTCCTGAGGCTGAAATCACTGCTCAGGAAGAAATGCCTGAAGCCGAAATTACCGCTACGGAAGACTCAATGGACCAAATGCTTCCTACGGCCGAAGAAGAACTACCAGCAGTTGAAGCTCCTCCTGTGGAGGCTGCTACTGACGAAATGCCTCTTGAGCTAGTTGATACTCAAGTACAAGCTGAAATGTCAGAAGACGAAATTCCTCTAGATGCAACGCTATCAGAAGAAGATGATGTTTCTGCGGAACCTCTACCTGAGCCAATTTCAGCCGAAGCTGACGAAATGGTTTCTGATGGCGGTGTTGCTGAAGAACTAGTAGCTGCTCCTGATACTGGTATGGAACTAGAAGCTGGTAAAAAGGGTCTTGCGCCTATTACTAAGCATGATGATCTAGAGGGCGTAAAGGACGATCGTGGCAGTATTCTAGCAGACGCTCTTGGCGTAGACGATACTTCCAAGGATCTTACGTTTAGTCTAGTTAGTAATCGTCTGGTAGCTTCCAAAGGCCATGTTTCAGTATTCTCGCTACGTGCTGCTGACGCTGGTTCTAATGCTGATATTATGGCTACGCCTACTTTCAGTAAGGCAGCTATGCATCATGTTTCTGCCAAGGGCCTACGTGCTGGTCTAGCTGATCTTGGATTTAAACCAGTTCGAGTTCCAGTAGTAACTAAGCAGGAGATTACTGCTTCTATTGCCTCAGTTCGCAAGGACTTCCTGGAAAAGGAGAAGCAAGTAAAGGCTTCAATGGAAGATTGCTTCGCTATTGCAGCAGTTGGTCTAAGCCGTGGTGCTTTCAAGGGTTACGAAAATCCTCTGCGTGCAGCGTTTGAAGCTGAACTTTCTATGCAAGGTGTGCGTAATCCTAAGAAGATTGCGGCCTCGCTATTTGACAAGTACGGTGTTCAATTTTCTAAGAACCTAGTTGAACTATCAGCTAAGCTTTCTAAGATGACAGCTGAGGCTAGAAAAGACACTGCAGATATGCTAGATATGACACGAGAAGTAGTTACTGCCGAAGTTGCTGAAACTGAGGAAGAAAATACTGTAAATACTGTAAAATCCGCACCAATCGAAGCTCGTCTAGCCATGACTGCATCGCTGCTACGTACTGGTAAAAACCAAGCAGTAACTGCCAGTTCTGTTCTAGACAAAGCCAATTCTATTCTCTCTGGCAATCAGCCGCTAAACTTCTTTTAATTCGAGGTAAATAATATGATCTACGGTCCTCTTTCTTTCTTCACTCGTTCGGCTGAAAAGGCCCTAGCTTCTGGTGCAGTAGTTGCTGATTCTGGTCAGGCTATGGTACACAGCATCCAAAACGGTGCTCAAGTTACCGCTCCTTCGGCTGGTACTGCTGGTGAAGTATTCCTAGGCTTCTCTAATCTTCAAACTAGCGCTACTCCTACCGTTCCTGCTACCGCAGTAAAGGTTGAAGACATTGATGCTGTTCCAGCTAACGGCATTATTGTTGCATCGAAGACTCCGGTTACTGGAACTGTTGCAGTTCAGAACGCTGTTACCAAGGCCACTATCGCTGTAGTTTCAGTAACTGGTAACAGCGTTGACGTTGGCGTAGGTAGTGCTGGTCTTGCTGTAACTCTAGTTTACACGCATGCCCTGACCGTTACTGAAGCTCGCGCGCTAGTTGGTGACATTCAGCCCGGCGGCTATTCTGGTCATACCTACGGTCAAGTTGGTATTGGTCAAGAAGGCGTTATTTATACCAGTATGTTTAACTCGGCCGTTAACTGGAATCTAGCTACTGCCGTTAAGCTAGCCGCTGGCGGTAAGGTTACTGACCAAACTGGTACTGGTGTTGCCATCAACGCTATCGTTACTCGTGTTCCTTCCAAGGACTATCCTTTCCTTGGTCTACAGTTCTCAAGTGCATTCTGAACTATAGACTAGCAACACAAAGTATTTAATCAAATCTAGGAACTCTAATAATGACTACCATTCTATCTAGCCGTGAGGCAACTGTAGCTACCGATTTCCGATTCGCTGGTTCTTCTGAGCGCGCTGTCGGCAATAACGGCGAAATCAACGCTTCTAGCAAGAAGGATCTTCTTAGTCAATCGATGAAGCTAATGGCCGCTGCCTCGAACGGCGACGTTATTTCAGAGGCTGAAGCTACTAAGCGTGAAGAAGACCGTGCAACTAATCGCGTACTACTTCAAGCTGCAATGAAGGACTCGTCGGCTCTACGTATCGTCGGCGAAAAGATGGCTGATAGCATTTATGTTACCAGCAATCGCAAGGGTTTCATGCGTCGTTTCCTAAATAAGATCGACCTCAAGCAAGGTGACATCCCACGTTTCCCTGTTCGTCGTAAGAATGTTTCGGCGATGCTTGTTACTGGTCCTACTAAGGTTGAAACCCAGATCACCACTGATCGTTGGCTAACCCCTCCCGAACTACAGATCGCTGCTCGTCTACTGGTTCCACAAAACGAACTAAATCAGTCGAACACCGATATCCTAGAAGAAAAGTTCGTTGAAGGTCTGGAAGCCGTAATGGTTTCAGAAGACCGCATGTGGTATAACGCCGTTCAAGCTACTGTTGGCGTTGACAATGACCGTCAAGTATTCAGTGGTACTCTAAGCCCGCTATCACTAATGTCGGTTCGCCAGCAAGTTGCACGTTGGGGTCTAAAGCCGATGTATTGTCTAATGGCTTCGGATCTATTCAACGACATCGTTGGTGATTCGAGCTTCATTCAGGCTATCGAACCTGTTGCTCGCCATGAACTAGTCATGACTGGTCAACTAGCTGTTCTATACGGTCTAACTCTAGTTTCAGAAGCTTATCGTCACCCTGAGCACAAGGTTCTAAATGAAGGCGAGTTCTTCATTACTGCAGATCCTTCGCAGCATGGTGCTTATTCGGATCGTGGCGGTGTTGACTCGCAACCTATCGATGGTACGATCGAACGTATTATCGGTAAGGGCTGGCTGATCTCTGAATCAATGTCAATGGCTATTGCCAACTCGCGTTCTGTTGCTGCAGCTATTCGCGTCTAATCTGTAGGTTAGGAGGGTTATTTAGCTAAATAACCCTCCTATGTATACCTTTGAAAGGTTAAACCGTGAACAACGCTTCTAGTACTATTGAAAAGATCGCACTTGCTGCACTACAACTTAGTCAGGGAAAATCTATCTCCGCAGCTAAGTTTTTAGGTGAAGCTGCAGAAGCTACTGATATTCTTCGAGCAGTAAAAATTATTCTTCGTGCATCTGACTCTGTATCTGATGCAAAAGCTCTTGATGCAGGATGTCATAACAGCGCTTCACCTACAGTAAAAGTTGCCTCTGCTTCAGTTACTGAAGTTGAAGAACCTGTAGATGAAGGCTCTCCTATAGATGGTTTTGTTTCTAGATACGACGTTGAACAGGAAATGCTCAACAGTGCCAAGGAGGAAGAGCCTGAAGAAATTCTTGAAGAGGCTGAAACTGAGGAAGAGGAAGCTGCAGAAGAAGCTGACGACGAGGACGACGAAGATGCTAGCATCGAAGTTATCCAAGCTAGGTTTGCCGCTGCTCTTATGAACATAACGGCTGCTGCAAAGAAGAAAAAGGCTAAACGTAAGTCTTCTATGTCAGTAAAAACTGGTAAAAAGATAAAGCTTACCCCGAGAGATATTTAATTCTCCCGATACCGGGGTATCTAAACAGGCCCGGTACAGTGTAATAACTGCACCGGGCCTTTCTCATTTCTGGGTTCGTGATAAGTATATGCAAGTCACTACAATAAATTCAAGTTCAGAACGATCAGGTCTAACTCTAACACTAGATCCATTGGAAAACTTCGTGTTCTCTGGAGTTCAGCAGAAGTTCGCGCAGAAGTTCGGTTGCCCAGTTGTTTGGTCTACATCCACTGATGCTATACAGCAGGTAGCCAAAGTCCAGGGCGGTAGAAACCAAGTTTCGTATCCGTATATAATACTTAGCATGGATGCATATACTATATCTAGTACTAGAGGTAATATAAAGAATCAAGCCCTACGTGGATCTCAATCAGTAGTTGTTACTGATGAAAAACGTACCTACAATGTACACTACATTCCAGTAGACTTTGATGTATCTGTTGAACTACGAGCTAACAGCTTTAGTCAAGTTTCTACCTTTGCTAATAGATGGATGTTTTCTAGGGTTCTAGGGTGGTTGAAGTTTGATATTCAATATGGAACTCATCACTTCGGTATATCAGTAGAGCCTACGGATTCTGTAACTATACCAAAACGTGACGCTGAACCCGGTACGGTACAGGAGTACATAATAAATACCACAGCAAAAGTTCTTGGATTTATTTCTATGCCTGAACTTCTAGAACAGCAGATAGTAGATAATCTAGTAATAACTGGGCAGCTAAACGAAACCGACCCTGCCACTGGAGACAACAGAGTTATCTATACAACTAGTTCAAAACAACCTGTCACTTCTAATTCAATAAAACCGTATCCTCCAAATTTAAGATAGGAATTATATGACCGCTGTAACCAAGGCAGTGCTTCTAAACATAGGGGCATTCTTGGCTGATAATAACGTTAGACGCAGTATAGGGGCATTTACATACAATTTTACCTCACCTACAGCAGGGGTTGTGGTAAATAACTTTACACTTAATCCAAGTGAAACTGTAACTTGGAATACCCCGATGGCACAATCAGCTATGACTTTTCTTAGTTGCTCTGAGCCTGTGCAGTCTGATTTTACGTTCTCTGTTGCTTCAGCCACAGCCCCGTATCAGATGAATGTTTCAAAAGTTCATTTAGTGGACTCCGATGTACGTCAGATGGTAATAACCAATACTGGAACTTCGGCGTCTAAACTCGTAATAATTCAAGCATAGAGGACAAACTATGGCATACTATGTTTTTAATAGAACTGAGGAACTTAAAGTAGTTCCGATCAAAGACCTAAGTGGCAATACTACTGAGGTTTTCATTCAACCTAAGTCGCGCGCTAAGATTGAGCCTGGATATGCTGTACCATCAGAGTATCTTAAGCTAAATACTCTAGTTCTTGCAAAGACTGTTGACTAAGGAGAATAACTATGGCAGTTCTTGCTAGACGCGCCAGTGATGTGCGCATAAATGAGGTTGATCTAAGTACTTCTCTAAGTGGAGTTAGTGCTGCTACTGCTGCTATTGTAGTTGTATCAGCTCAAGGCAGAGACAAGGCTACGTTCTATTCTAGTCCTGATGACTTCCTATTCGATTATGGTAATCCAAATGCTGCAGTTTCGTATGATCATTATGCAGCCCTAGACTATCTGCGTGAAGGTAATTCCCTGTGGGCTATTAGAGCTACAGGTGCAGGTGCAAAATACGCGGCGGCAGTTATCAAACTAAACGCCTCGCTAAAGACTGTAGTTGCTGGTCTACCTGCTGGTGTTGTTGATCCAGACAATCCTGACTGGGGTTCTTACACACCAGTTACTGAAACTCCACTCTACCTAATAACTCCGGCTAGGGGACAAGGTTCACTAGGTAATAATCTCGCGGTTTCTATGGAAGCTGCAAACCTCGAAACCGTTACAGGTCTAACCGGAACTACAACTTCTGTTGGCGGTCAACTAGTTGCAGCTACGTATGAATACGTGGTTTCAGCTATTGCTGCTGGTGGTACTGAAACTTTGGCTTCAGCACCTCTAACCGTCGTAGTTGGTTCTGCTACAACTACTAATACCATTACCGTAAACTGGCCTGCTCTAACCGGAGCTATTGGTTACAAGGTATACGGTAGAGTATCTGGTAACATGTATCTTATAGCTCAAGTTGGCGCTGCTACACTTAGCTTCCAAGACCTAGGTATTATAACGCCTGATATTACGAAGCCACCTATTACTAGCACTGCTGGTCTAGCTGCTCCTTCACCACTGTTTACTCTTCGTGTATACGATACTTCTGTATCTACCAGTGTTCCAGTAGAGAGTTTTAACTGCTCGCTAACTGAACAGACGGATGATACTGGCGCACAGATGGAGGTTACACAGAGAATCAATCCTTTCTCTCGTTATATTAGAGTACAGTCTAACGTTGGTATGCTTGTATCAACTCCAGTTCTGTACTCAGCTCCGAAAGCTAATCTTGCTGGTGGTAGTTCTGGTACAGCACCAACTACAGCTGATATAAATAACAAGTGGTCTGTTTTCCTCAACAAAGAACTATATACGCTTGATGTTCTTATCAACAGTGGAAAGACTTCAGTTATCGTACAGCGATACATGGACTATGTAGCACAAACCAGAAATGACTGTGTTGCGTACCTAGATGCTCCATCTACCAAGCAAAGCGCCCAGTCAGTAGTAGACTTCAGAAACTTAGATCTAAATCTAAATTCTTCATACTCTGCTCTACTTGCTCAAGACTTGCTACAGTCTGATCCCATCAATGGAAAGCTGCTGTATGTTCCTCCTTCGGGCGCTATAGCTGGACTTCTGGCTAGAACCTTCCGCTCTACTCAGCCATGGTTCTCGACTGCTGGCCTAAATAGAGGCCAACTAAACGGCATTACGCTTGGCATTCGTGAAGCCTATGATGATGGAGAAGCGACGCTAGTAACTCTTGCCAACATCTCGTATGTTCGTAAATTTATTGGTAGGGGTATTGCATTCTGGGAACAGAACACTCTGTTGAATAGAAGTTCTGCTCTTCAGCTCATAAGCATTCGTGTACTATGTAATATCATAAAGCGCGCTGCGTATAACTACCTGATTTATTCGCTTCAGGAGCCTAATGATGATATTCTGCGCAAACAGATTCAGTTTGCGCTTGAACAGTACCTAGACGTGGTAAAGGCAGGTCGCGGTATCTCTAAATACCGTGTAGTTATTGACTCGTCTAACAATCCACCTGCTCTTGTAAATAGCGGAACTCTAGCCGTAGCTATAATCATCACTCCTATCATTCCAGTGCGAGAAATCCAGCTAAGCTTGGTCATCTCCAAGGAAGGTTTAGAAGTAGACGAGAAGACTCTAGCTAGCCTATAAATTAATCTAGGTGGGGAATTTACTCCCCACCAAACAGCTATAAGGAAAAATGAAATGGCTCGTACTTCACTTCAAGACGTGCAAAGCACGGCAGATCCGCAGCTAGCGTATAACTTTGACCTAGTTCTTCCACCTCTTCCGGGTGGTGGATCTAACAGAGAACTAATTATTCGCTGTCAGTCAACCACTATTCCAGAGTCACAGCTTGAGCAAACTTCAATTGAAGCTCATGGCATCAAGCTTAACTTTGCAGGTCGTCGCACCTGGACTGGAACTTGGTCAGCTACATTCTTTGAAACTCGTACCAATAGTACCCGTGATGCTATTATAGCATGGCAAGAACTAGCTCGTTCTTGGGTAGGTAATTCTGGTACGTATAAGTCTGTATATTCTATTCCAGTAGAAATCATTCTATATGATGATCTACCGCAGATCATACGTAGAGTAAAAATGATTGGTGTGTTCCCAACTGATACCAGTGCGCCGTCTTTTGACTCTACTTCCACAGTAGTTACCTATGCAGTCCAGTTTAGTTTCGACTATACTGAAGACCTAGCCCCTTAAACTAAGGATGAATAGTAATGGCCTCCAACAAAGCATTTAATAACATTACGTCGGACATGACCTACGCTCAGATCATTGAGCGCATTTTGTCCATAGCACTCAACGCTGGATACACTATTTCTAATCCTGTTACTGTAGTCCTAGACGTAGATAACAGAGCGCATTACGGCGCATATACTCCTGCTACAAATATCTCGGTTACCGTTAGTAGCACTAAGCCCACAGCTCCTATTGCAGTTGGTACTTTCTGGCTAGATACTGGATCTGGTTCAACTACGTTTAGAACTATTCTAGTTAATGCTGTTGCGCCCCCTGGAACTCCAGTATACTACTCCATTTCGGATCCTTCTGGTATCCTAAATCCTAATCTTGGTATTCGTACTGTAATAGGACGGTCAAAAGACGATGCAGACGCAGGTAATATTACTGGTGGAGGTACTGGTGTTTCTGCTCACAGCGATCTAACTGGTCTTACTACTGGCGATGACCATACTCAGTATCTAAATACTACTAGGGGTGATGCTAGGTATGCAGCTTTGGGTTCTGATGCTTGGCTTAAGTCATTTGCTACTGATCCGTCGGAAATCTTCACTGGCACTAGAACACTAGATGCTAATGGTGTTGTTACTTCATCCCCGGTTACTTGGCCTAACGGAGCTAGTGGCGTATTTACAGCTACTACGGTTAACGCTACTTTCAAGTGCGTTGATGCGTACACTGTTACATACGTAGATGGAACCACCAAGACTGTAACTCAACCTGCGGTCACTAGAAACGGCACAGGTGAAATTACAATTCGTCCAGCACTGACTATATCGTAAGCATAAAAAGGCTCGCTGTGTATCGATACACAGCGAGCCTTTTTGCCAGGGTCACAATTTTAGTCAAACTGGAGAAAATTATATGGGATTATCTGTATTTAATACTGCCCTAAACACTATATCAAAAGTTAGTTCGATCTCTGGTACTGGATCTCAAGTTGTACGTGGACTAAAGAATCCAAATACAGCTCAAGGTATAAGCGGTGTATTAACTGCTTTGTCTGGTAGGTCTAAGACAGCTCGAAAACTGCTAACTATAGATTCAAAGTTCAAAGATATACTTACTAAAGTTGGAGGCATTCAAGATCTATTTGGTAGTGAGCCAAAAGCTCCAACCAAAGTTTGGAGCACTGATCCGAACTCCACATTGAATCAAGCAACGTCCAGACCCGATCCACAGATGAATTTTTGTTGGGAAGCTCAGATAATAAGCATCAATGAGGTTGACGAACTAATAGCTCCTATATATATAGAAGAGATATCTGTACCTAGTATAACTCTAGAACAGCACGCTGTATTTAGAGAAGGTGTAGAACGTAACTATATAGCAGGCTTAACTATAAATTCCTGCAATATAAAACTATATGAAGATGTTACTGGAACTGCTTCCAAGTTTATGCTATCTTGGGCAAACGCTGGATATAGCAATAAACTAGGAACATTTACAGGAGCGTTTGAATATAAAAAGCAGATAATGATATCTCTTCTAGACCCATACGGAACAGTAAGTGCCCGTTTCGTTCTAGGGGGATGTTTTCCAACTTCCATTCTAGACGGGTATGACTTCACCTCTGGAGCTGCTACTCCAATATCTGCTAGTGCTACACTGTCTGTTGATACTATAGAATGCATAAGCGTAAATGACGACCTTATTAGAAGTAGATCATCTGCTCTTGCAGCCATGTCCAGTGATATACGTAATACAACTCCTAAGTCTTATCTAGAAGATAGATTTGGACAAGAAGTAAATAAGCTAAGAAATGACACTTTTAGTAAAGCCGAAAGCGTGCTAGACTCCGTTAGAGGTAGAGCCGAAAGTGCCGCATCCTCTGCTCTTGGAAAGATAAAGAGCTTTTTCTAATCTCCTAAAAGGAATGTTTTATGACTAGTGTAAACATCTCTGATCTTGGATCGACCCAAGAATCTAGTGCCTCCTTCAAGCTCCCTCCAAAGAAGGTTTCTGGCGCACCCAGTACGAACAATCAACCTCAAGCCCGTAGACCGGCAGTTATAGCTACACAGCTAGATGAAGTTGATAACCTAGTTCTACAGGAATTCAAAAAGCCTATTGAGCAGTTAGATCCTAAGTATCTAAATGCAGATCTTCCGTCTAACTTCTATTTCTATGACTTTGATACTCTTGGTGTAGGTCCAGTACTAGGATTCCATCAAGCAAAGTTTGCCCGTGCGGCTAAAGAGAAACGCACTAGGTACATGGTTGATGCTATTTCTACGCTACTACCAGAAGGTATTTCAGCTTGGGATCTAACTATTCCAGACTTTTACTGGCTGCTATACTGGATTAGAATGACTTACTATACAAAGGTACAGCTAATTCATACAGCAGTTTGTACAAGTCCTAAGCATGTACACAAAGTAAAAACTGGAGATCTACCAAAAGAATCTCTGGTATCAGTTCACACGCTTAGTAAGTCTATTCTAAATGAAACCGTGTTCGATCCCAAGCCACTGGAAGATTTCTTAGAAACTGCAGATCTATCCTTTCTTGAAGGCACCCCGTTTGCTTTGGCTCCGTCCTGCATAGTAGACATAGTGGATATTGAGGAAAATCTGCTAGAGCATGAGAATTATCCAGAGATTGAGTATCTAGTTGACTATGCTGGATATCTACAAAATAAAGATACTAGTACACCCAGACTTAGTATGCAGGCTAGATGTGAATTCGTTGAGAGCCTAACTGCAGAAAATCTACACGTCATTGAACAGTTCCGTACTCTAGTATCAGCCTACGGCGTAGAGGAGTCTATTCGTTTTACCTGCCCGGAGTGTCGCGCTGAGTCGGAGACTAAAATCTCTATCTCAGCGCACTCGTTTCTTTGACCTTTATACTGAAGAATATATGCTAGAATCTCAGTCCCTTGTGGCTGAGGAGTTTTCTATACTTATAGACTTCAGTATGCCTATCAAGAACTTTCTCTTCTTGACGGCTAAGGCCAAAAACAAACGAGAAGCCCGTAACAATAAGTAATTAAAGGAGCCTTTTGTGGCATTACCATCTAGCATACTACCTTCTACTACTGCAGAAGTTCTTGCGGAACAAGATGCTCTTAAGGCTTCTAGTAGTTTTAGGCGTTTACCACCAAAAGAACTTCCTAGTTTTATAGTCAGCCTTACGTCTAAAATAGCGGGCGAGTCTGTAGATTTAAAGAAACTATACTCAAAAAACCTAGCTCTAAGGCAGACTTACTATAGTCATCTAGTACGTGCATCTAAATTAGAATCCAGTTTGCTTATACTAGCCATTAAGTCTGATAAACTAGAAAAGCTTAGTTCGCCTCAGCTTAGGGTAGAATACATAAATAGACTTTCCCATTTAATAATGATTTTTATGGGAAAGTACAACCTAATACTGAAGGACGTACCAAAGACTGATATCATAGCTAACAAGCTAGGAAAAGACGTATACTTTCATTTAATGAAACGCCTTCCTAGTCTTGTTACACTAATAGAAAGCTCTGATGCGGCTGAATCTCTAAAAGCATTCAACGACGCTCTATACTACATTAAATCTAGTGTCATGCATCCGTTGACACGATTTGTATCTTTGTTACTAGGTGAGTTGTCTTCTTCAGGTAGTCGTCCAGACATAGACAAGCGTGAGTTTAAACGCGAACAAAAAGCGGATAAAGCCGCGCTCAAAGAAGACTTTAGACGCAACAAGAACTTCTATAAAGCTAAATGGTCTTCGCTACGTAACGAGGCTTCAGCTACTTTATCTAATCTGGAAATAGAAGCTAGTATATCCTCAAATTCTAGTAAAACTAGAGACATACTAAATGAACGTAGAGCACGTATTGATAACTTTATATATAGTCTAGAGCAGGGCATTCAGTCTATAAATAACAGCAACTTTGAAGGATTCGTTTCAGCCAAAGTTGCTATTGAAGATTCCTTGATTGAGTACTCCAAGCGACTAGAGTTTAGAACGCTTGCTAGAAAGTCTAGAGATATAGACGAAGCCTTTAGACTAAAAAATAAACCTAAAGACCGTAGAACCACCCGCCCTAGTTCATCAACATCCTATCCAAGTATATTTGGTAGTAAAAAGAAAAAACTGTCTGGGGCAGCTAGATTAGACTCCTACGTGCATGGAGTTTTAAAACATCTTGGGCCAGCCGGATTAGCGCTATATGCTGGATATAAGGTTGTAAACAACCCAATAACAAGAACTCTCATAGGTAAACCCTTAAAGTACCTAGTAGCAAAGCCGATTAAGTACCTAGGATACAAAGCTCTTGAGGGGGCTGGTGTACTGGCTAGCTCTACAGGAAGACTGCTAGCAAGCTCTCTGAGTGATTTGGCTACAGGTGCGTTTAGTTTATCAGGTAGGGTCATACGCTCTGCAGGTTCAGGATCGGTACGGGGTATCAAAGCTTCTGGAAAATACTTAGGTTCTCTAGGAAATAGAGTTGCAACTAAAGTTAGTGACCTACGATCCAGACCTAAAGGCGCTTCTAGTCTGATTAGCCGTACCATGTACGGTACTGGCTATGGGGTAGGATCTGCTGTACGTAAAGCAAAAAGCAGTGTAGGTTTAATATCAAACTTTGTAAAGAACTCGTTCTCTCCTATCAGTTTAGCTAGTAGTGTTCCGAGTAAGTCAGAACCAGATATGTCTGGTTTAGAACCAACTTATGCTAAACCAACTATACCTCCTGATTCTGAAACTACTACCGGAACACCAAACAGTACGCCCAGTAAAAAACCTGGATTTCCTTTAGACCTACTAAAGCAGCCTACAGAACTACCTGTGCTTAACTCAGGAAAGGTTAGTGCTGGATTTCCCCTATCTATTCTGTCTAGACCAACACAGCTTCCTAAGATGAACTCTGGGCTTAGCGCCCCGAGAGCCGAGCTATTCATAGACGATGTATTAGACAGAATAGACGAACACGTACCTTATATACCAGCAGATTTAACCGAGCAAGACTTTTCTCTGGAAGACTTAAAGGAAGTAGTTAGTGACGCACTAGAAGAATTCCTGTCTGGAGTAACTACTAGTAAAGATAAGTCTAAACTCTCTACTACTGTACAAGATGAGACTACTAATCCATTATCTTCTATACATACTTCAGTTACAGTAGACAGTAAACAGACTAGCGTACTAAATGAGCTTAGGTCAGAACAGGTAGAAGATAAAAAAATAGATACGGTTCATGAGTCTAAGCTAACCGAACTTCTACTAGCTAGCGAACATATACAAGAACAGCTAGAAGTACTAGACAAACACTTGGATAAGATACTTGCAGATACGGCTAAAACCTCTAATCCATATGCAGAATCTAAGGTTTGGAACTTTATAAAAGCTAATGCAGTCATAGATAAGATTTTAACTAAACCTACTACTGGATTAAAAACAGTAATATCATATACTGTAGACAATGCATACAAAAAAATAGCTCTGTCTCCTAGCAAGAGTAAAGACGAGTTGTTGGCAGAAGACTCTTACCGTGCTGAAGAGCGTAACGACCGAGCCAAACTTGTATCAGCCGTACAGAGGATAAGTAGATCCAAGTCTAGGTCTGGTCAGACAGGTGGTATAAATTTGTCTGGTATGCTTAGTGGATTAATAGGTAGCCCACTAATAACAAAAGCCATATCATCAATAGAGGCCGTTATTGGGGGTGGTACTGGAAAGCTAATAAAATCAGTTCTTCCCAATATAGCTAAGTATGCTCCTAGACTAGCTAGTTTTGCGCTCCCTGCAGTAGCATTAGCTGGAAGCGCTTACGCCGGTTGGGAACTGGGAACAAAGCTGTATGACAAGTACTCTACTGAGATACTAGATGCAATAGATAGCGTAATAAACACAGCTACTAACATAGTACAAGGTCTAAAGGACGGATATGACTACGTAGTAGGTCTGTTACAGAAACCCGCTGATAAACTAAAAGCAACTGGTACGAAGCTTTCTAACTGGTGGGATACGAATCCAATAAGTAGAGGAGCAGAATACATATCAAAGGGTGCGTCTAGAGCTGCAACTATAGTTTCTGACAAGGTAGGACAAGTAGGAACTTCAGTAAAATCTGCCGTAGGTAGTACCGTTGATAGTATAAGTACATCAGCGTCTGGTGCTAAAACCTATATATCTAGTAGTGTCGGCAAACTATTCTCTACTAATAAGTCTTCTGTGGATTTCGATAATCTAGACCCAACAGTAAAGTCTAGTTTTGAGAGTATGGCTCAGGAGTATAGAGCTAACGGAGGAACAAAACCTCTTAGTATAGAATCCGCACGTAGAAGTACAGAACAGCAGGCTAAACTCTACGCGGCTAATCCAACTATAGCAGCTAAGCCAGGACACTCCTTACACGAGCAAGGTAAAGCATTGGATATAGACAGAGCCACTGCTGGTGAACTTGAATCCATGGGCCTACTGTCAAAGTATGGATTTGCTAGAAACGTCAAGGGAGAACCTTGGCACCTTAGCTATGTTGGACAGCAATCGGTTCCTCCTGTAGCTACTAGTAATACAACCAGAACTCAAGTTCAAACTTCTCCTACTTCAGTAAAACCAACGTATGAAACTTCTGCCGCGAAACCTGCTAGTTCTTCTACACCTATAGTTCCCAGTATAGTGCCAAGTGCCCCTAGTCAGCAAAGCTCCAAGATAGATACATTCTCTTTTCTAGATAGTTCATTCTTTATAATGAACGCAGGAATGATGGCATCCTAATATGAGCTTCTTTTCTTTAGCTAATCTAGTAAAGAATACCCTAGTTGAGGTTGATTTAGAAGAACAGGGTCTACTAAGATCAACCTCAACCTCTGGTGTTCTACTTTCTTCTATACTTAATACACTACCTAACATAGCCGTTGCTAGCGTACCTGTATACTCCTACATAAAGAGTTTTGTATCACAGGATAAAATTAAATCTGGCTTAGAAAAATTATCTGAACTTATAGATAAACTAACAAGTAGCAGTTCTACTTCTACCAATCCAAATCTTCCATCTTCGTCTCCTGTTCAGGTTAGTAGTACATCAACCACCTGGGATATACCAAAAGGGGATGGTATACAAAGTTCAATTACTAGGAAGTCACCTAAAGAGCTTGGGCTTTTGGGCAAACTTCCTAGTAATGGAACGTATACAAAAGAAGAAGCTGAACGTATCATTCAACTTAGAGCCAGTGGAGCAGACACTACTGCATATAAGACACGTATAAACCCAAAGATTGAAGGCTTGATACGAGCGAAAGCTGCTGAATACGGAGTAAATCAAGATATAGCAGTAAAAATAGCTATAGTGGAATCTGGTGGTAATCCAAATGCAGTGTCCTCAACTGGAGCAATTGGTATATTTCAGTTTACAGGTGCTACGGCTAACCTGATGGGTCTTGGTAATAGATTTAATATACTTGACAACATAGATGCTGGAATACGATTATTAGTCGCAGATAAGAAATTTGTTGGTAAGTTTGATTCTAGTATAGCGACATATCTAGCACTACAGATAGGTGGACCGAATGCCAAGTATATATTAACTTCAGCTCGTAGTACAAAAATATCGGATCTTCCTACCAAAATACAAAATGCCATACGCAGTAATATAGGAGGTTCTAGCTCTACTGTTGGTGACTATATAGACGCTAACTCTATAGCGCTTGATACTAAAGTACAAGAGCAGAAGAAAAAGCCTGTATACGAACATGCTACTAACGTAGTGACAACTCAGACACCTGCCACCATTTCTGCCAATCTTAAGCCACCTACTACACGCACAGTACAGGAACAGCCTACTAAAGATGTTTCGTACATTAGTCCAGAACCAACTGAGACTGTTACTAGTACTCCTAGTGTAATTTCTAGTATGGAGAATAACTATATAAAACCTAGAACTACGCTTGATGGTGTAGTAAGACATAAATCTGGTTTATATTTTAGCGTGTCATAAATTATGAGAACTTTATCAGTAAAACAACATAAGTTTGTTGATCCACCATTTTATGCTCTTCCAGGTAGTAATCCAAAATACACAGCTATCATACACTGTCCACAGAAAGGTATCTTAGTTCAGGGCTCTCTACCTAAAACTTTCTCGTTTGCATCAGCTACTAAGTACGGGGAGTCTTATCTAGATAAGATTCCAGGATCGGGAGCCCTTGGAGCTTTCAACAGTACGTATAGCGTATTCGGAGGAAGCTTTAACACGAAGGCACTTACGTCTCAGGTGTGGCAAGGTTCAGATCCTTGGCAGTTTGACCTTGAGCTGCAATTCGTGTATGAGAACAACATGGAAGATAATGTTCGTAAACCTATAGCAGATCTACTCAGACTATCTGTTCCAGAGGAAAAGGAAGACGGCGACCTACTTGGATCACCGGGACCGTATCTTGACTTTAAGCTACTAGTTGAAGCTGCAAAATCAGAGATTAAAAATTCTGGCCTTGCGGATAAGGCAAAAAACATGTACGCCTCAGGAAAAAATGCTGCTGAATCAGTAGTCTCAAATCCTACGGCTACATTCAATAATCTGGCTAGCGCAGGTAGTAGTCTTATATCATCGGCTATAGACCCCTCTAAAGTATCCGACGCAGCATCTGGAGCTTGGACTGGTGCTGTAAACGCTACAAAAGGAACGTTTAAACACGTATCCAGAGCCATTGAAAGAGCTACCATAAATACTATATCTTTATCCATCGGACATCATTGGTACTTTCCTTCAGTAGTTATAACTAATGTAGCACTAGAAAATAAGACACTGCCTACTACATCAGGTAAGATGAAAATAATAGTAGCCAACATATCTTTCAGTACATTCTATGTTCCTACATCATTAGACATTGATAGAATGTACTCACCAGTAAAGGAATAGTATGTCTAGATTCGACTTAACCAACTTCTGCTCCCTGACTGAGGATGGACAAGACCTAGAATTGTTTAGCGCCAAGTTCAGGAATCTAGCTTTAACCTCGTCCACGTCTAGAGTGATAACTGTTGATTCTACAACAGAAGCCAATCTTCCGTATATTGCAGAAAAATATTTAGGAACCTCTAGGCTATGGTGGACCATACTTATGCACAATGGACTTTTAGATCCAATAGAAGATATAACTATAGGAACTAAACTTGCCATACCAAGTAGAAGCTCCCTAATTACTATACTAGAATCTGGTAATAGATCCAATATAAACACTATCGAGATATAAAATGTCTTTAGAAATACAAGGTAGAATATCACTAAAAGTATATTTTAGTGGAAAAGAGCTTCCTCTAGGTTATGGTACAGGTCTAGTAATTAATTTTATACACATGAGCTGTTCATCACGTATAGCAGTTCCTATGTTGCATATGAGTTTAATAGACTCAACTGATTTCCTAGTTAACAACAAACTACTGTTTGATAACTGTTTAATAACTATAGTTATAGGCGATCAATCGGCACAGTCTACTACATATGAGTTCAGACTAAACTCGTTTACTAATCCGAGTAGCGTAGTATCAGATAAAAGAACCATTGAACTAGACGGTTACCTAAACCTAGCTAAGTACTGGCAATCTACATCATTCTTGGCATTCACTGGTACGTCATCAGCGTTAATGGGTGATATAGCAGCTAAGTGCTCGCTTAACTACCTGGGAGACAAGACCTCTGACTCTCAGACTTGGTTTCCAAGAAATCTTCCTTATTACGAGTGGGCTAGAGCTACATCCGAACGTGGATATAAATCAGATACTTCATGCATGCAGCTAGGCGTTGACTTATCCAAGACTCTTATATATAAGGATGTCTCCAATATGGAGTCTCCAAAATTCAATATAAGTGTTGGTAAACCTAAGTCTGGATATTTATTTGCCTTAGACGCTTCTCCGTCTTCTAGTCCTGGAGCTAAAAATAACTTGAGTGGGTACTCAAGTAGCATAATAGAACAAGACCTACTAGATCCAGTTCATAAAACTACGTCTAAGATAAAACTATCTACTAGAACTGATGGCAAAAGTTTATCTATTAATTCAGAAGTAAAAGCTCAGGCTGGAATGGGTAGAGTTAGATTCTCACCTATAGATCCAGGTAATGTGCACACAAACTATGAACAAGCTCTATATCAAAATCGTAGAATAACTAATCTATTTGTAAACAAACTGGAACTTATTGTTAAAGAACCTTCAGGAATTAAACTTCTGGATTGTGCAAAAATAGATATGGATAATGAAAACAGAAATTTAGAGAAATTTGGTGGAGTATATAGACTATCAGCAAAAGTAGTATACTTTCAAGGTATGGATTATATGGAGAAGCTTGAGTTTACTTCTCGTTCGGTATCATACACATCAGATAAACTTATAGCTGGATGATACATGTTTAATAACCTAAATCAGTTTGAGTCACCTGACTATTCAATTCCTTTTATAGGAAAAGTAGTTGATAATAACGATCCTAAAAAACTACAGAGAGTAAAAGTAGAAATACCAAACTTGCTAACTGGTGATCCAGCTAATTTGCCCTGGTGCTTTCCAGCTCAGCACTCTTTATTTGGTATGACTGAATCTGCATACTCAGTAAATGTTCCTGTAGTTGGATCTACAGTTATGGTAGAGTTTCAAGGCGGAGATATACACTACGGAGTTGTTAGTAGTTGCCTACATACCAGCAAAACCACTGTATCAGGTGAGCTTGCTAATAACTATCCTAATAGACGTGGATGGTTAGATCCAGCTAACAATCTATTTTACATAGATATAACATCTGGACAAGTTATAGTGCATTTTCTTCATAAGTCAGGAACACGTTTAACTGTAGCAGACAACGGAAAAGTAACCGTTCATTCTGTAGATGACATAGCTTATTCGTGTAATAACTTTAGTCTAAATGCTTCCAAGTCCATATTAATACAAACTCCAACGTATAGAGCCGAAACTTCTACAACTAGCATTGTAGGAACTACTGATATACAGGGTAATACTAGTACTACTGGTACATTAACTAACAATGGAACTGACGTAAGTAGCACACACGCCCACTCAGGCATATCTCGTGGCCCAGGTGTTACCGATCCACCAGTTTAAGGATTATATATGGCGACGTTACCTATATCTACGTTGAGGTCGAGTTCTCCTTTTTATGACATAAATCCATTTTATAATCCTGAGTCTAGCTCATCTCTAAGCGTATCTGGACTTCAGGCTATAAAGGCGGCTATACGACTGCTTATAACATCTCACATAGGATCTAGAAGTAGAACGTTTAATACAAGTTGGGGTTCGGATCTTATAAAATTTATAAATGAACCTATGGATTCTATTACAGCTCTTGTAATAAGGTCGTCCATAGTAAATGCAATAGATAAATGGGAACCTAGAGTGACCGTCAATGCTGGTGACATTGAAGTAACACCCTACACCAGTATAAATGGTTATAAAGTAAGTATAACTTTTAAAGTAGTAGGCTCTGATAGCACAGAGAACATGACTATGCTACTTCAACCTAATGGATACTAAATGTCTAATCTACAACTATCTACTATTAATCCAGATTTTGATGCAGTAAAATCACAGATTAGAGCCTATCTAGCCTCAAAAGACTCCTGGAAAAACGCAGTTGATTCTCCAGTAGCTGACTCCCTTATTGACGTTCTAGCCTCGATATCAGTCTTGGACCAACTAAAAATTATACGAGCGGTTCAAGAAGGATTTCAGGAAACTGCTCAGTCTACAAGATCTATTTATGCTATAGCCGATTCTTCTGGAGTGCGTTTAACTAGAAAAACTCCAGCCGAGTGCCTAGTAACACTAACATCAGCTTCTACAACTACAAATATAATACCTGCGTATTCGACGTTTGAGTACGCAGGTGTATTCTTTTTTAATAGGAAATCTATTACTTTGCCGCCCGGTATACCTACAACAGTTACACTGTATCAAGGCCAAGTAATTGTAAACCAAAGTTCTGGTCTAGGTGAGGACTATGCCACATTCGTAACTCCAGAGGCTGATTTCTCTGTGTCTGATGCCGATGTTCTTGTATCAATAAATAATACAAGCATACGTAGAGTTACAGATGGTATATGGACACTGTACAATACTCAGGGATTTCAGGATAGGACGCTACCTGATGGCCGTGCAGTTGTACTATTTGGTAATTCATTCGTTGGGTCTAAACCCAGTGCCCTTGACACTGTTTATATAACCTATGTTGTTACACTAGGTCTAGATGGTAATTCTCTGGATCTAGTTGACAAGGTTGTTACAAGCGCAGTAGATCCTAATGTAACAGGTGTAATAACTACACCTCTACACAATGGACGTAATCAAGATAGTGCTCTGTGGTATAAAAATCTTAGTGCCCCTAACTTTGGAACTTTTAACTCTGCTGTTACCAAGACCCAGTATGTATCTACTGCACTACAATATCCTGGGGTCATAGACGCAGTTACTACGTCTCAAAGAGAGAGCAATCCTTATGCTCTTACTTGGATGAATACAGTTAGGGTTAGCTTACTTACTTCTACTATATGGAATGCAACCGAGAAATCAACATTTATATCCTATATGGAAGACCGGTCTAACTATACTGCTAAGATAATACTAGAAACACCCGTCGCTAGACTACTAGACATCACAGCCACTGTATTCTGTTATTCATGGGCTAATATATCTCAGGTAAAACTAGATGTTGAATCCGCTATTCAACAGTTATTTGAACTAAAGTCAGGTATACTTGGATACGATTTCTATCGCTCTGATATTGCAAATGCAATACGCACTGCTAATTCTGGCATAGAATATTTTGAAATAGCCTCTCCATTATCTGACATAATTGTTTCAAACAAGAAAGTTGATACTCCTAGTTATGTAGTTACAGCTAACAGCGGTATGTTAGCAGCAGGAACTTATGCATATGGAGTGTCGGTGGACGTTGGATTAGGTGTCTCGTCCCCTTCTAACTATGTAATAATAACTGTTCCTACTAATAATAGCAGTATAACTATTACATGGCCTAGCGTAGCGGGGGCTATGGAGTATCGCGTATATGGTAGAACAGAGTCCTCACAAGGTCTTCTAGGTGTTACTCCTGGAAACACGACTACGTTTTTTGACAACGGATCCTTAGTACTTGGGGCAGCAGCACCTGTATACAACGAGTCTAGTACACAGTACGTAAAACTTAATAACCTTGAGATTTCAACCAACTACTCAACTCGGACTAGATAGCATGCCAAGATCAATACTATTACCCGATAGTCTAAACATAGAATTTTGGAGAACGTTGCTAGATTCAGTAGACGAAGTATGGAAAGAAGACATAGATTCTAAGGTAGTAGACCTGTATAAAATAAACGATGCACTTAGGTTTACTTATACTAACGAACTAGAGCTTACCCCGCAGTCTAGCCTAGACGTAATGGATAGAGAAACTGCTATTAAAAAACTTAATAGACTAGGACTGAAACTACGAAGTACTGAGGGTATATCTAATGAGGCTCTCACTAGGTTATGTGCTAATATATCTATGTACTGGTTTAGTAAAGGAAACAAGCAGTTCGTTCCATTCCTAGCATATACACTGCAAGTTCGTATACAGGTAGTTAAATTATACACTAGCGATTATGCTACGTTTCTAGAGGAGGGGGACTCAGGCATAGGAACTAGCATATATGATGGAGGATCCTGGTATCCAACTAGTCATGTAAACGTATACGTTGATCCAGCAACTCTAGTTCATACTGATCTACAATCACTAACTGATATATTCTTTTCTGTAGTTCCGTACACGCTCGTAGTGCATAAATGGAAAATACTCAATTTTTAAGTTAACTACTGGAGAATTCTATGGATGATCTACAAGATCAAGTGCCTATTCAAACAATACCTAGGGCTAATCTACCTGAGGTACAAGTTCCTCGTGGAGATCCCGCGTTTTCTCCATTAAACGTAAGGCTAGTACTGAATATACTATTCGCTATAGTAGGTCTAGTTGAAAATAAACAACTTCCGCAAGAAGCCCTAGATATATTCAAGTCTCCTGAAATAGAAGTTATAGACGAGTATTTTCCTGGTCTATTCGAGGTAGCTGAACATGTTCAAGAAACAGAGTCTATTGATTCTGCGTACCTAAGGAGTTTTCAGTTAGGTCTACGTAGATACGCAAAGACCTATGAAGGTTACATGGACTCAGTGCCCCAGGTTAAAGCTCTTATAAATAATTTCAGAAGCTATCTATCTACTAGAAAAGACTTGTATAGAAATGCTTTAGACAGAGCATCAGCTGACCTAGTTTATCCAGTATGGACTGGAGAAATATTTAGCATCGAGTATGTTCCTAATCAAGAAGATATACAAGACGAAATGAGGTCTATTGTAGAAGAATACAATGGTGACTCCTCGTTGTTTATAAAATCTCCACAGGAAGAAAAGGAGATGAAAGAAAAGGCTCCTGAGTTATGGGATAGATACGTTAAGGCCCGCAAGGAATTTAACCATACTTGGCTACAGTATGTAGCAGCTTTTGTAAGAGAGTCAGGTCAGAAGCTAGCTCCATACTCAGCTCTGCTAGACGAAATGGAAGAAAATGGATATGAGTCCGATCTTCCTCTAGGTTTCGATGGTTATATAGATGCTGCCGCTAGAATATATACCAAAGATAAAAAAATGATAGAAGGTCGTCCACGCAGGGCGTATACGCCAGTAGTAATTATGAACAAAGATCCTTCTAAGAAAGGCCAGTTTAAAGTAATGGACTGGAATGGAAGAGTAGAAGATGCAGTTGCTAAGAAAACCTATTACACTAAAGAACATCACCAGGAAAGTGCTGTTGGTAAATTCGGTGCGGTTAAAGAATTTGGTTCTTATGCAGAACATATAAGAAAGCGCTGGCTGCGAGAACTAACTGGATCAGATACTGGAGTTAATCCTACTAAGGTGTTTTCTCCTGCTGATAAAGAGCAGGTAGTAGCACTAGTTATTGAACTAGTGTGGCAAACTGCAGCTCGCATTGGAAATGCGGAAAACGCAACTGCTGGTGAAAAAACTTATGGTCTATCTACTGTACTAGTATCACAGACTAGGTTTAATCAGAACTCAGTTTCTATTACATATAAGGGTAAAGACGCAGTTCTTACCAAGCATGTTATTAAAGCAGTAGATCCTTTAAATAAATACATAGTTGATGCTCTTCGTATTCTAGCCACGTCAGGTGATAAGACTAGAAGTGATCATTTATTTACTTACATCACTAAGCAAGGTAAATCACGTAGAGTAGGTGATTACCTAGTTAATACAGAGCTAAAGAACTTCTATCAAGTGCCTTCTGGATTTACTATCCATAATATTCGTACTTACCATGGAACTAAGATATTTGAAGATGAACTTGATAAGACATTCAAAAAATATGCTAAGCTAGATAAAAAGGGTGCCAAGCAGGTGATAGAATCTCTTGCAATGCTAGTAGGTAAGAAGCTAAACCATGTGCGTAGAGGCGTAGAAGGTGAAGAAGTTACTGGAGCTACAGCCTTATCTAACTACATTGATCCTAATGCTCAAGCTAAGTTCTATGAACACTATGGGGTTCCACTTCCAGCTTATCTTGCAAAGAAACTGGGTGTGGGGATAGACACTAAGGTGGAAGCTGCAACTGAATCTGCCCCCGCTTTCCTTGACTCAGATTCTTTCCCAGATGCTACAGAAGATTTACTGGAAGATACATCAGTCCCTATGCTGCCAGAAAGTATGGATACTGTAGAAGAGCCTGCTGACGACACTACTACACCTGAACCTGAAGTAGTTGAAGAGGCTCCTGTTGAAGAAGATGCTAAAGAGGAAGAACCTACAGTAGAAGAGAATACTACTGAGAACGACTCGTCTACTGATACTGATACTGATACTGATACTGATACTGATAGTAGTGAGTCAGAAACTAAAAAAGACGAACCTGAATTAGACCCCGAAGAAGAACTTGCTAAGGTAGCTAGAGAAGAAGAGGAAGAGATGCTGGAAAAAACTAAACCTACTCCTCTGTCTGTTCTTACTGAAGAATTACTAATGAAGCATGGAGATGCTTCCTTATACGTATAACCAAGGACAACTATGTATTTTGTACTAACTACTGCCGGACAAACCTACATAGAGCAGCACCAGGGTCAGCTGCCTCATCTTACAGAATTCAAGCTTGGCTCTGGCGTCAACTATCTACCGTCGTCTAACCAAACTTCTTTAGCTGGAAGTCAGGTTTACTCAGGTACGCCATCAATTCCAACTTCTATAAACCAGAATGTAATTAGGTATACGTTATTCATCGACTATAACGCTCCTACGTTCTCGTTTGGCGAAGTAATTTTATATCTACCTGGAGGTATACCATTTGCTATAGGAACTTCCAGTTCATTGATACTTAAATCCCAACTAAATGGCATATCCCAGGGTTCTAGTCTTGCCATAGACTGTTATATACCCTCTAGCGTTGCTACTGGCTATTATCCATACGCTAATCTAGCTAATTCTAGTAGTGAACTAATGTTACAGAGCGTCGGTTCAATAGACCTATTGCCTCAAGCCAAGGAGGCAGTACCAAATGTGTACTCAGTAGTATCTCCTGCTTCCGATAGACAGTCTACACTAGCTATATCGGATAATGCTCTATGGAGCATATCTGACTATACTATGTATTCTGAGGCTATTCCTATATCAGGATCAGGCACATACACTATAGATATGCAGTTTAATCCAGCTTCACCTCTAGCTATACCAGATCCAAACGGTGTATACGGTGAAGTCCTAGTTCAGATAGTGGATGGGCAGTCTGTAGGTACTGTTCGTGCTGTTAGAGCCCTTGATGTTATATCAAATATCAGAAGATATACATTTGATACACCACTGACACTATTACCTAACTTTGGTGACACTGTTAGAATTTACGTAAAAACTCTTCAGGGCGGAAAGTACTGGAATCTATTAAGTGGTATTAATACACAGATTACTTCTGGACATATAAATGCACTAGTAAGCGATCCTGTTGATGTACTAGTACGACTTGATGGCACCAAACCAATGACAGGTGCTCTTAGCTTAGGTAATAACAGAATAACAGGTATTGCGAATCCTGTAGCTGTTCAAGATGCGGTTAACTTACAAACGCTAACTTCTAGCATCTCTAATGAACTAAATAGTTTTCAGCATAATACTAGTCAAGGACTTCAGGGCGGTGCGGCTGCTGAACGTTATCACCTAAATAACGCTGAGCACTCGGTACTACTAGACTGGATAGCAAATGGTATACCCTCGGATAAGCTACCTAGTTCTAGTACTGCAACCTCTGGTATTGTGCGACTAGCTACTACAGCTCAACACGCTGATGGTATATCTGGATTAGTAGCTCTTACTCCAAGCGGACTAAGCTCTGCTATAAGTTCTCCCTCAACCAATAGTTTACAACTAGCAATCAGTTCCAAGGTTAGAGAGCTTAGCCCATTATCTCAGACGGGTACTGGAGAACCAACTATATCTACTCCTATATATCCTAGCCTATATATTGACATAACTACGCCTTCAGCTCCAGTTTCTTATGCTTATAATGTTCCTAACAGCACTTGGTATAGAATCGCAAGTACCGGATCGTCTGGACTACCTATTTCTGGATCTGAACTAACTGTAACTGGTTTATCTACACTAGCAGGCATAAATGCTTCTGGGCCTACACTCGTTTCCAACACACTAGATGTATCTGGAGTTGCTAGTTTACTAGGCAATACAATATTTGGTACTAATAACAATAATACAACGCTAATACGATCTACACCTACTTTCAATACAGATGTTACCATTAACGGTAGTGCGAGCTATCCTATAAAAATAGGATCAAGATCCACAGCTACTAATATAGGAATAGGTCAAGGTGCTTTGGGTCTAAGTCATCCGCTAGCTAATGTTAGTACAGGCACTAATAACGTGTTTATAGGAAAGGGGTCTGGAGGTCTAGTCACTTCTGCTAGTAATAATGTATCGGTAGGAAGTGGATCTGGTACATCCATAGTCTCTGGCAATAATAACACCTTTGTAGGCTACATTTCTGGTGGCTCTGTTTCTGGAGAGTCTAATACTTCAGTTGGTGCATTTTCTCTTCCACTAGCTACAAGCACAGGTAATACTGCTGTTGGATCCTATGCATTAAATGCCACAACAACAGGCACTAACGTAGCGGTTGGATACAATTCTGGTAGGTATTTAAATATAGGGAGTGGTAATACTTCTGTTGGAACAGGTGCTCTTGCAACTTCTACCGATGGTAATTATAATACAGCTATAGGGCATTCAGCTCTAACGCTGTTTAATAATAACAATACTTCTGGTCCCTGTACTGCAGTTGGATACGGAGCATTAGCCTCTGCTACTACAGGAGGTAGTAACACAGCTATCGGTTATAATGCTCTAACTTCTGCTGTATCTACTACCAAGACTGTAGCGATAGGCAATTCAGCTTTGTCTACGTATACGGGTACTGGAGATATAGTATTTGTAGGATCGATGTATACTGGAACTATAATTCCCAATACAGCTAGACGCAGTGTTGTTATAGGCACTGATATATCCAGCAATACAAATGCTACAGGTTATAACATAAGCATAGGAAATCAGTCAGGAGTCTCTGGTTCTAGAAACATTGCTATTGGAACATACGCCAGAGGAGAATGTGATTCTACTGCGTCTAATAATGTTGTTATTGGGGACTTTGCTTCCTATGCTAATACTGGTGTATCCTATACTGTAGCCGTAGGTGGTTACTGCCAGGCTAATGCTACTAACTCTATAGCCGTTGGATATGGGTCTGCTGTAAATTTACTAGCAGATTATTCAGTTTCCATTGGACATGTAGCAACTATACATGGAGCTAATAACATAGCTATAGGACGTAGCTCTGGAGTAGACTCAAACAATACAGTACCTAGTACTGGAAACATAGCTATAGGCGCTCTATCAAATTCGGTAGGAACTAATTCTATAGTCATAGGTATGGGATCTAGAGTTACAGCTACAAATGCTATACTCATAGGTCCTAATACCTCTGTAGGTGTTGCTAACTCCGTTACACTTGGTAGTTCCTCTCATACCTCTTATAACATGTATACTGCACAATGGACTAACATATCTGATATAAGAGATAAGATCGAGATTAATACTCTAGATACAGGACTGAGCCTTATAAATAAGCTGCGTCCTGTTAAGTTCAAATGGAACTTACGAGATGGGGCTAGAGTTGGTGACGAGGATTCTGGTTTTATAGCACAGGAAGTACTAGCTACAGTAGGTACAACTACTAATTCTTATCTGAGACTAGTAAATACAGACAATCCAGAGCAACTTAGACTATCTACTACTTATTTAATTCCAGTTCTGGTTAATGCAGTTAACGAATTAACAGCAGAACTAGAAATACTAAAACGTGAAATAAGAAAGGAATAACTAATGCAATTCGTTCTAACAACTGCAGGTCAGCTACTTATCCAATCTAATCCTGGTGTAGCACCTAATCTACAGGCATTCAAGCTTGGCAGTGCATTTGGATATACACCTAGCGTTGGGCAAATAGATATATCTGGAACAGAGGTACACTCTGGTACACCGTCTAAACCTGTAGTACAGGCATCAAATTTAGTTAAGTACACAATATACCTAGACTTCTCCCTAGGGAACTTTAACTTCGGTGAAGTAGCTCTATATGCTCCTGGTAATGTTCTATTTGCTATAGGCACGTCTACAACTCAGATTCCTAAAGTAAAGTCTAGCGTTAATAGCGATGGTAATGCTATTAGCATTGATTGCTACATACCTACGTCTGGTACTACGTATGCTATATATGCAGAACTTGGAAACTCCGATATAAATATAAATATTCCAGCTCTTCCTGGAATAGACTCTCTACCTCCAGCATATATAGCTGTACCTAATACATACCAAGTTTCTAGTCCGGGTCAGCTGTCCTCTGTATTAGCTTTTTCAAATAATTCAAGATGGTCGGTAACTGGGTATGATACAGAAATACACACTAATCTAGTAGTTGATTCTGGATCTACTGCGTCAACCATAGTATTCACCCAGTCCGCAACTAATCCTACTACAGTAGGTGAACTCCTTATTCAAGGAGTTACAGGTTTAAACACAGGATCGATTCGTGTAATATCCGGCTATTCTGCTGGAACTAAAGCCTATTCTGTATCTAATAGCTTTCTATATCCACCTCAAGTTGGTGATACATTCAGTGTTGTACGAAGAAACTATCTTACATCAACTGCTATTGGATTCTTAAACGGCCTTAACCCAGGGGTAGGTGCCGGTCAAACTAATGGCCTTCAGACTATAGATCTAAATAAGATTTTCATGACAGATGGTAGTAGAGCTGCCATAAATAATCTGGACTTTGCTAGTTACAGACTAACTAATGTTGGTAATCCAGTAAACGACAATGATGCTATTCATAAGAAATGGCTAGAAGACTTTGTAACTGCATTTAATACAAACGTAGTAACTCCAATAGCTAACGCTCCGAGGGTTCAAATAGGTATTGGAGCCCCACTTGGAACTACTCCTAGCACACCCCCATTCTATGCAGACAAGTCTGTTGCTGGAAGATACGACCTATATATAAACGATCCAAGTACCTCTGCGTGGACACGAGTATATCCAACAGACGCTCAGTATGGCACAGGTGCCCCTGTTCTTGGTACTACACCAAGTATACCAAACTTGTATTATGATACGTCCGTTTCTTCTAGATACATACCTTATGTGTTTAGATCAGGTGACTGGCATAGAGTTGGATACGTAGATCCTGGAATTAATTTTGTAGGCGGAGTTACTGTATCTGATAGCATAGCTGTAGGACAAGCTTATCCAAATCCACTGAACATGACTGGAACTGGATTTCAGACTAGTAACACAGCTGGCATAAATTTCGATATGAAGTCCATAGGACTAAATGCAACCCTAAGAAATAGATGGCCTAGTACGTATTCGGTCACTTTAAATACTAGTAACAATGAAACTGGTGTATATGAACTGTGCCGGAATAATACAGCCATAGGTGGGTTACGTATCCTTGAGGACAGTACATTATATGTTGGTTCTAAGGGAACAACTTCTTTTAGCTTAGGATTTAACAGCATAAAACAGGTTACGTTAACCCAAGACATTGTAACTGTATTTCCTACGTATACAGCCTCTGGAAGGTTAGAAGTAAATTCTAAACTGTCTAATATAAGTGGTGTTTCTATCGGTAGTAATGGAACTGCTACTAATATTTTATTAGGATCCAATCCAAACTCTATCTCTGGAACAAATAATGTAGCTGTAGGTATTAATTCGTTAGGTTCTGTTACAACTGGGTACAACAATATATGCATAGGTGTAGAGTCTGGTAGACTACTAGCTACTGGACTTAATAATGTGGTTGTTGGATCAAATTCATTAGACCAAGCTACTGGTGGAAATGCCAATGTTGCCATTGGCGATAGTGCTATGAGGTCAAACGCAGTGGCCGATGGTCGTGTAGTAATTGGATCAGGGGCAGATTCTAGCGCTAGTTATAGCACTACCATAGGACATAGAGCATATAGTGCAGGTTTAAACCAGATATCAATTGGGCTAAGGGCTAAGGGAGGTACCGGCGCTAATAATATAGCCATAGGTATAGCGGCTATGGAATTAGCTACCTCGGCCGAATACTGTATTGGTATAGGTGATAGTGCTCTACGTAGTACAACTAGTGGCGCGTATAATCTTGCCATAGGTCATGGTGCTTTATTCGTAAATACTACAGGCAGTAGTAATACTGCCCTGGGAAACAATACCTTGCTGTCTAATACTACTGGTAGCTATAATGTTGCTATTGGTTTAGACACTTTAAAATCAAATACTATTGGATCAGATAATACTTGCGCAGGATTTAATTCAGGATTTTATAACACTACTGGTCTATATAATACATTCATAGGAAGATCCTCTGGTGCATTTAATACATCCGGTAGCAGCAATACTGCTATAGGTAGTTATTCTTTCGCGACAGCTAATCCAGCAGCAGTAGGCACTGGTATAGAGAATACTGCTGTTGGTAGTCGTGCTTTATATAGCAACACCTCAGGTAGCGTAAACATAGCTGTTGGATACAATGCCCTGGCTAATAACACAACTGGTAGTGGAAACTGTGCAATTGGTGATAGAACGCTACTAGCTACAACTTCTGGATTACGTAACGTGGGCGTAGGCGGATCTTCGTTACTATCAAATATTACAGGATCGGATAACATAGCTGTAGGGGGAGCTGTTTTAAGCAGTTCTGTATCTGGATCTAGTAACATAGGTGTAGGGACGGATGCTTTAAGGAATGCAGTTTCTGCTTCTAATATTATTGCTGTAGGACAAAAATCGCTGTATAGCGCAAGTTCTGTAACTAGAGCTGTAGCCGTAGGCGTCGAGTCTGGATACAGTTTAACATCAGTTTCTGATCTAGTATCCATAGGATCTTCTGCTAATAGGAATACTACTATTGTTGCTAATGCTGTTTGTATTGGTAGTCAGGTTTGTGAGCAGACTGCAAGTGTAATAGGTGATGTGTACATAGGAGACGAAGCAGGTAGGCAAACATCAGGAACAGTTTCAGGCATACAGACCGATTCTGTGTACATTGGGCGCAGGTCTTCTTTTGCACGATCTGGAACAGGTGATAACAACGTAGCTGTTGGTAGCAGGACACTAGAATCTGCTACTGGTACTCATACCACTGCACTAGGCGCTAACGCGGCTCGTGCTGGAACACACACATACTCTGTGGAAATAGGAAGTAATGCTGGATCAGTATCTGGATTTTATAATTCATCCGTACTAGTTGGATATAGATGTCTAGCTGCTAATAGTGTAGGCACAGTATCACAGTCCACTATACTTGGATCGGAGATGTTCAACTCTTCTGTAGTAAATAACATATCACAGTCTGTGATACTGGGTAATGGACTGTATAATTCATACTCAGGAGTAAATTTATCTAGGGTTATTGTTATAGATGGGCTAGCTTCGTCTCAAACTGCTTCTAACGAAGTTACTATAGGTAATGGACTGCATACTACATACAGAATGTATGCTGCAGGGTGGAGTAATGTTTCTGATGCCAGAGACAAAACTAATATTAGACCATTAACTGATGGACTAAATCTAATTAATAAACTAAAGCCAGTTCGTTTTGAATGGCACGCTAGAGATGGAACTCGTAATGGAGTAGAAGACTCTGGTTTTATAGCCCAAGACCTACAAGAAGCTCTAGGGGAAGCAAACGATTATCTAAAAGTAGTCAATGAGTCAAATCCAGAACATCTAATGGTTACGAAGGACGGTTTATACCCAGTAATAATAAAAGCATTGCAAGAACTTGCAGAACAAAACTCCAGAATGAGAACAGAACTAGACGCACTTTTGAACAAGTAAACAAAAAGGCCCGGTTGAACTTAGTAAGTTCAACCGGGCCTTTTACCTTTGATTTCCAAATATAGATGTCTTTCTGTTACCAATAGCTCTATATGAACTTAGACCTGATGGTATTCTACCAAAAGTTTCTATTAGTTGATCATTATTAATTTTAGAATCAGTAACTTTTATTTTTGAAAAATTAGTTTTCCAACTATCAGCTACCATAGTAACTAGTAGCTTATTAAGTATTAGAGCACCCTTATTCGCTTTATAGAAAGATGCACCTTCATCAGTATCAAAATAGTCTTTGAGCGTTTTAAAACTAGTTACAACCTGTCGGGCTCTACGTGGCGACATAAGACTAGGTATGTTATCTATTTTGTCGCCTGTAAGTATCTGATATCTTAAATACTCTTTAGGATACATTCCCTTAACTTCTTTTACCTTGGCTTCAGTCCAGGTTATGTCTGACAGAGAATCTTTAACCCCTGGAGTAAAACACAATATCTTATCTGTTATATTCTGTAGGCTATCCTTGTCTTTAGCTATAATAATTGCTTTATTACTAGGGTTCAATGCCACCCATTTCTTAGATCCCGAGGATATTAGGTCATCAGCTTCATACTCGCTATCTTGTTGTACGTATACTCCGCATAAGTTTAGGCAGTTTATCACACTAGGTAGTAAATCATATACTGGATCCCCAGATGCTTCGTACTCTGATCTATTAGAGTTTCGTTTTGCTTTATACTCAGAGTACACCACATACCTAAATACGTTATCTCCATCAAAACATACAGCACAATTGCTAGAATTCCATTTAATCAAATAACTAAATATCCAGTCTGTTATAAGTAAAGGAACTTTTACATGTGGAATGTTAGAAGTTTTACCTACGGCATGGTAGGCTCTATGTAGTAACCAATTGCCATCTGGGAAAATAGCAACACTACTCATATATTATTCCTTAGATACTATAGGTATATGTTTCTTGATACGATTAAACGTACTCTCAACCTTAGAAAATCCTTTAGTTCCAGTACATGATTTACAATGATCACAGTCTGAGAATTCTTCTGGAATAGAATCAGGTCGCTGGCAGGGTCTAGCATTGAACAGCTGACGTATTTCTTCAAGGCTACTTGCTGTGCTCCAAGCTTTGTGCGTAGCCACATACTTTACAATGTCTTTTCTATGACGTAGACCTTCAGCCTTGTCCATAAACTTGCCTATTACCTTGTATCTGAAGGGTAAATCTCTAGGCATGTATATAAGAGCCCACCCGATAACAGGAAGATTCTTCTGTAAAACACCCGTGTACTTGGATATTTGGGCTACATTGCTCTTATACGGAAGAGTGTCTTTCTTTGTTACATTGTAGACACTAGTAGTTTTATAATCAGCAACTATAAGACCTATCGGACTTCCAAATACACTGGCAATGTTAGCAGGAAGTTTAACTGAAATGATAGTGTCTACATGTCCAACCGCTCCACGAAACCTAATCTGATGTTCTTCTCGCGAGAAGCCAGTGTATGCGCCACAGCTAGAACAGCTTTCAGTAGGAGCCTCGGCTAAAAGAATACCCTCTCTATGTTTACAGTTCTTGCACTTCCAGTCCCATAACAACGTAAAGCTTTGTCCGTCCTCCGACAGAGATGAGAATGCCTCCTGGATTACCTCATGTACTGTAGTTCCTACTCTAGTAAAGTATCCAAATGCAAAGTCTTTATTTGATGCTTTTGTTACTAGTGAAGGTAGATCTAGAAACCACCTTACTCCGCAGAATGGGAAGCTACTGAATCTAACATTGGTTAATCTAGTAGGGTCATTCTTGTTAAGAACTGTACCCTCATCCATGGCGGACTTCATTAGTGCAGAAGTTTTTGTTTCTATAAACTTAGTTAATATGTCTGACATACTTAGTGTACCATTGAGGATATGCCAGTATAATACTTGGCCGATAAATAAACATCTAGTCTGTTTCTAGTTATATGAACTTCTACAGCTATAGACTTATAATACTTAGACTTTTCTAAAAATGCTGCTGCTATAGTATTAAGCTTAGGGCACATGTCTTCACAAGCTTTATCCAGTTTTCCTGGTGTAATAACACGTAGACCAAAAGCATCAGGTGATATACTTGAAGTCAGCGCAGCACATTCTACGTGGACTGTAGTTTGAAGTATATCAATAAGTTGCTTACATAAGTTATCTCGTTCTTCATCGTCTTCAAACAGATGTATAAGCTCAGGCTCAATTAGTATGTATGGATTCATAGAGTTCATTAACAGAATGAGGACGAAAAAATGCCGCCATAAACCAAGCCCCAACTTGATCAATAGGCGGCACAAATACTCGGACTATATAGTGAAAGGCAACTATACAATGCGTTTAAGCAACTAAGGTCCAAGATGGGTTTTTATTGTACGATTAGAGTAAGAACTACCACAGTAGACAGTCCATTTTTTGCAGTTATGGTAGCATTATACGTATACGTTCCTGGTGTTGGATCATCTGCACGGATCTTAACAAAACGTATGGTGTTATACACTACACCACCTGCACCAAATACATTAGGAGTTTGTACTACGTAGGCACGAATGTTAGTCAGTAAAGAACTGGGAGTAGGATCACTCAAGCTTATCGATACAGGTTCAATATTAGGATGGCTAGCTGATAGTAGTTCTAGCCAGTTTATATCAGTAAAGGTGCAGGCTGATGTGCCAATAAAGTTGGTAGTAATGTTCCAGATAAAGCTTGCTCCAGTAGCAGTTGGTGCAGAAGGTACTACTGATACAATACTACCGCTATCTACTCCTGTTGATAGAAAATGCATGAGTCCATTCTGTTCAGGTAGCAGATTATTAGTAATAAGACCAGAAACAGCGAACCACTTAGGTTTTAGTACTAGCTGATCAACACCAATTAGCGTTGGGTACATCTGTTTATAATATCCAGATCGCTTTGAACTAGCATTTACGGGTAGGATAGCAAATGATACGGGGTTATTACCTTCAGTATTCTTACTGCGCCATTCTATACTAACCGTGTTTCCATTAACTGTTGCGGTAGTTGATCCTGGTGTGAACGTAGTTTCAGTAATTGGAACTACACCAAGTACTGTTTCGTTGCATACCACCGGCAGAAAATTCTGTTTTCCCATTTAATTCTCCAGTTGTTCAATACTAAAAGTAGTTGTAGTCATTCTGGTGCCACAACTATCATTAAATAATACACATACACACGGATAGTCCTCTCCAGATGTACCACCATTTTCAGGTGTCCTGTAGACAGGACTGGATAAACCGTAACCTTGACCTAGACTAGATACTGAGCTAACTTGTTTAGCTAATCCAATGTCGTGGACTAAAAACTCTCTAATAGACTGATACTGAACAGTTTCTTTAAACTGTCCTGTTATCTGAGCTGGATACCAGAAACTAACATAGTCAGAGACTGTTAGCTCAGATACGAGCTTTACTCCGGACTTAGTTAGTATATAAGAGCCATCTTCTGCTCCAACTTCAGTGCCATCATAGAAAGAAATTTTCAGCAGACCTGTTCCAGAAGGTGCTAGGTATGCTGAATTATTCGTAACAGTATTAGTAGAGTTCAAAGGGTAGTTTAAGACAAAACTCATGTTATCAAACGCCATATTGCCCTCCTGTACAATACTAAAATTGAGCTATTTTTTAGTAATATAGGATTCTACGTAAGCTATATCGAATCTATCAATATTTGTTTTAGCTGCTGCTAGATCTGGACCACCTTCACCAAGAGATCTTGATAGTATTACGGCTTGTCTTAATGCAGGTATCATAGGATCTGACATAAGTTTATTAATTCTAGGGTAGGCTAGCATATTAGGCTTAGCACCACACCCAGCTAAATACCGCATGATGCTCTTACGCATCTCATCCCTAAGAGGCTTGTCCTTTACTGAATACAAACTCATGCTTAGTTTATGAACTATCGACTGCTGCATGTTACACTTCATGGCATTTGTTACCATGTCATACATATGCCTTGGCTTAGCAACAGTTGTATGTGTACTCTCAAGCCTCTTACAAACCTTCAGTATAGAAACTATATCCTGCTTTTGTATTTGTTTTATTTCGTACTCGTCGCAGCTATTTACGAGTATTAGCATTCGTAGTTTTGATCTAGATAGAGCTTCCCACCTTCTTAGCAATAGTTTTATAGAATCAAAGTATACTACCCGTATTTTAGTAGCACTAGGACTCTGTACATATCTCTTTTTTCTATCGGAAATAGCAAGAGTACTGTTGAATACTGTACATGTAATACTAAATCTAGAGCACGTATGAACTACGTCCAATGGAGTTAGTTCTTTTGCTGCGCGTATCATTACTATCATCGAGGCCCACCTTCCACTATTCTAGACTGGAGCCCCCGTTTCTGCACAGTCCACACTTTAGGATTAATAACTGCATAATCTTGTTTATCCAGCGGAGTGATAACAATAATATTTGGAATAATTGACTGTAATACTGGTAGGAACCTAATTAGACTTGCCTTATTATCCTCACCCATAGCAGCAGTAGGCTCATCCAATACTAGCAGATTAGTCCGTTTAGACTTAGGAATGAATGTAAGTAGTGATATCAGTAGTACCAAGGAAAATAGTTTTCTCTCAGCACCAGATAGTTTTCTAACATCAGAAGTTTCTGCTTTACTATTATGAATACGTGTTACCAGAATAGAGAAGTTTGTATCAAGCTCAAATGTAAATGTATAGTCTTCTGGAAAAATAAGCTTCGAGTACTTATTTACCTGCTGTTCTAGAGATGAACATAAAGACTTTATGAGAATCATCTCTATGCCTTTCTTTGAGAATGCTCCCTCAAGTGTTTTCAGAGCGTCTAAGTCTTCTACCTTGGAATTTAACTCACTTAGCCTATCACTGATCGCAGCGATCTCTGACCGTAAACTACTAGCCATCTCGTAGTTTACTCTAGCTGAAGCTAGTTTAGAGCTAACTTCCGTCATCTTGGAGTTTATTTCAGCTAGGTCTAGAGTTTTTAGTTGTGCTCTAGTATACGAACTAACGGCAAACCATTCATTCTTCAGCTCAAACATTGGTATCATACTAGATAGCTGGTCTAGTACAGTATCTACTTTTGAAAGGCCGTAGGTAATTTGCTCCTGTGTACGATTAGGCTTAGGAGGCGAATTTGATCTAGAGGATTTTAACTGGTTGTATTCGTCAACCAAGTTAAGTTTGGCAGTTAGTTTTCCAAGCTTAGCCTCTGTTTTACTAACTACTACTGTCTGTGTTTCAAGTTCAGAGCTAAGTTCATTTAGTTCCTGCTGAGTTGACTCTATATCTTTTGCTATTTGTTTTAGCCTGGAGTTAGCCAAGGCTAGTTCAGTGGCCGCAGACTTATTAACGTAGTCAGCTCCGCATGTTGGACATTTACCTTCGTCAGAACTCAGATGCTCAATACGGTGTTTTGTCTTTTTCCTACTAGACTGCAGTATTTCCATCTTATCTTCGGCTTCACTTAACCTTGAACTCAGGCTACGTGCCTTAGACTTCTCAGTGGAATACTTAGCCTCTAGTTCAGATAGTTTGGTTCGCAGTAACTCAGCATCTATATCCCCAACCTTACTACTAAGTTCTTCTAGTCTTGCCGCGATTTGAGCATTCGATTCTAGCCAGGAATTATACCTATCAAGAGCATCCTGCTCCTGAGAGAGTTCTCTTCCTAAAGATCTCAATTCTTTGCGCTTAGCTTGAACTTCATCTATATCAGTAACCTGAATTTCCATGCACAAGGAACGAAGCTTATCTCTAATACTAAAATACTTTTCTCGTATGCTATTAGCTCGTACTAGTTCAGGTACCGTAGTAGCAAGAGAACTAGATTCTTCCTGTAGTTCTTCTACTGCAGCTTTAAGTTTTTTAATAGGTGTAGCAGGTAGTTTAGCTTTCAAAGAATTCATTCGACCTTGAGCTTCCTCAATACGAATGAGATCTCCTTTACACATGTCTACCTGGGCTGCTACTAGTTTACGGAAGTTGTTCAGCACACCAAACTGCTTAAAAAACGAAACAAAGAAGTTCTTTCTTACAGCAGTATCTCCATGAATAAGTGGATGCCCAACCTGAGAGTCTAGATAGACAAATGTATATAACTCTTCTTTACTAAGACCGATTACGTTATCGATCATATCCTTAGCAGCTTTAAGCTCACGAATTCCTAGGTCTTTGCCTTCACGTTCAATAGTTATCTTCTCTTTACCCTCAGTAAAAGACCTAGTAACTTTATAACGTTTGCCTGCTTTTGAAAACTCTAGTATTCTAGTACCGCGTCGAATTTTATCTTTTTTTACTCCAATAATAGGCTCATCTGTAATGAACTCTATGATCTGAGAAAAGAATAATGATTTACCAGCACCATTTGGATTACTGGAACCGCCACCATTAAAGTTTTGACCTAGTACTAGATTGATGTGTCCAGAGTCTAGTACGAAGGTTTGTTTTTTAAAGAAAGGAAAATCAATAAGTGTTATGCTATGAAAAACTAGACCCTGGCTCATTCTTACTTATTCCTGTATTGTTTTACAAAATTCCAAGCTACAGCGGACAAAGCAAGTCGTTCGTCAACTGCAAATGCTCCGGCTTGTAGTTTAAAGCTAACAAGCGCAGAGTTTAGCTCAGCCAATCTGTCGAGTAGGTCAGAGTCTTTTAACCCTGCAACTAATTTAATTTCCTTGAGTCGCTTGAACGCATTCCATCCAGCTGTAGTGCCCCATACTTTTGGATGGCGCTGACCCTTAAGCAGTAGATTATTCAGCACAAAGTTAGCTACACTACAAGTCTTCATTGCAAAACCTGTGGCATCACCAACGTCTAGCAAAGCAAGCTGAGATTCAGCAAACTTACCAGATAGTAGAGCAATAATAAAGTTAACTACTGCAGCTTCATCATTACTAGAACTCTCTAGAACCTTTAGAACGTCGTCTTTAGATAGCTCCTCCGGCTTCTCTGCTAATCCATCATAGTATCCGATAAGTCCTTCTATGATATTCGCCAGAATACGCATCTGTGAGGAACAGTTATCAGCTACTTCTGAAATAACTTCGTCTGTAATATAGCTAGCGCCTTCGTTTGTTACAATACGCTTGGCCTGCTTTACTAGTTCAGCTTTACCTGGAGGCTGCAGGTTGAAGCGTAAGCATCGATTAGCTAAAGCTTTTCCTAGTTGACCTGACCCAAACTTATCACCCTCCATAGAACATAAAATAAACAATGTGCTATCAGGAGGGTTTTCTAAAGCAGATAGAAAAGCATTTCCTGCTGCGGGCGCACCAAGAATACCCTGAAACTCCTCAAGTAGGATAATTCGTTTAACTGCTCCGTCTCTAGGCTTAAGCCTAGAGACGCTAATAATAGCTCTGATGTCTTCAATAGTTCGATTCTCGGATAGATTGTATTCAGAAAAGTTAGGATTTGAAACTAGTAGGGTTTTAGTGCCAAGTATATCCGCAGCTAGTGCTTTTGCTAGAGTAGTTTTTCCAACAGAAGTAGGGCCAGTAAACAGAATAGCACTACCCAGTTTACCTTCAGAAATTTTACCGCGTAGTGTGGTTACTACCTGATCATGTCCAATAACGCGGCGAAGGCTGCGCGGACGATACTTGTTATACAAAGACATTTAATTTACCTTGGTTTGACTTAGTTTGTTAAACAGGTTCAGCGTTTTCTCAGCTAAACCTTCGTCTACTTTAGACCTTAACATCCACTTTTGCAGAGCATCTAGAACTGTCATTGAACTTACTTCTGCATCAACATCTTGCATTAGAAGTTCATCTGATAGAAGAGCCTCTAGTTCCTGACGTGATTTGAATGAGTTTACCTTTACTACGTTAGAATACTTTTCCAGGTCTGAGGCAGAAAGGTCCACTCCCGACTTGACAAAGCACTTGTATAGATTAAACGGATCAGTAACGATTTTACCTAGATCACCCTTTTCTGCAATTATAAGGTTATGTAGGCTGTATGTAGGCTTGATAGGAATATAGTCAATTCCAAACTCAGTTCCGTCCCAACTACAGTGGGCAAAGTACTTGTCTAGGCGCTCACCAAAATTAGTTTGATACAGAGTTCCTACGAAATGAATGTTCTTTTTCTTGCCAACGATCTGTTTTGTATGAAGGTGCCCCGATAGGCATGTATAGCTAGTGTCTCGTTCGGATTCAACTGCCTTACCATGATCCCATTGAGATCCATTAGTCTCAATATGCATGATATTTAGATAGTCCTTGCCCACTGAAAAGTGTGGCCATGGTAAGAATCTAACTGGAGTGCCAGCCTTTGAATAAAGATTAGTTGGCTTATCAATTACCTTTAGATTTGTAATACCACCTAATTCTGACATACGTTTTAGAATCTGAAGAGAATTTGTGTTCTCGTCCTCTGTGTCATGATTACCTGTAATCATGATATGTTTGATATCCGTATACTCAGAAACTAGGTCTAGCAGTCTAAGGTGCGCATCAGGGCTCATCTTAGGAACGTCGCACACGTCACCAAGATATACTACAGCTTTAATACCATTACGCCGTGCGTAATTCAATGCTACGCGCGCCTCATTTAGGATAACCTCATTCAGATTTGGAATGAACTTTTTAAGTTTCCCATCCAGATGTAGATCACCAATAGCTACAAAGTCAAAAGATTTACTCATCAGAGTCCTCCTCGTCTGCTGCGGCCTTCTTTACAGGAGCAGCGCGTGTTGCCATATACATCTTTTCTAGTGTGCCTTTCTTGAGCATACTGGCTAGTCCCTGACGAATATTAATATATTTGTAACCAATAGCTGCTAGAATTTCTGTGGCTTCTTTTTTGTTGGTGGTAAGGACTAGTCTCTTAAACGTAACCCAGTCCATAGTCTTCTTGGCCTCCCCCATTCCAGCTAGGTTTAGACGTATAGCAGAACGTCGTCCACTCACCTGACCAGTCTGACTGAGAATATAGAAACAATCGAACACTGGATCAATTCCGTGGGCATTTCCTTTTGCGTCACTAACCCAAATACGAAGCCAAGTTTCGCGATTAGGTACGGCCAGTTTATTCTTACGAGCTTTTACATGAATATACCTATACGTGTCCTCACCAACTCCATCAATAGAGGGCTCTAGTTCTTCCATGCCCTTTCCTTTTGGATTGAAAGGAACACCGGATAGAGCGCGTGGGGTAAACCATAGGCGTTGAGCTGAGTAATAGCGTAGAGCATTACCACCCTTTTCATATCTATTATCACCCATGGAAAAACCAGGCTTTTCAGCTAGCTGATTAATACCTAGAATTGCTACACGCTTGGATCTTAGCTTGCCAACTACGCGAGGAAGATGCTTAGCATACTCACGAGCAACTGCCGCCATACCTGAGCCTTTACTATCTTCGTCGTCCATTGATTTTGGAACTAAACTAGGCCAGGAATCAATAATGATGAATGCTTGTAGTGCTCCACTCTCAGCAGGAATGTAAATAGCTCCATTCTGACGAGACATGCTAACGTCCATCTGGGATTTATACTTGGCCTTGTTTTCGTTAGTAGCTTCGTAAATATACCACCAACGTCCTTGTTCGTTTCGCTTATCTGGAAAGCGTCGTAGCATAGCAGAAACCCAGTCGAAGAATGTTTCCATTTCTCCTTCGTCTCGGTAATATACCATAGGGGCTACTACGTATTTACCTTTGCTATCCTTAACTCCAAACAGAGTTTCCATGTCAGTTTTGACATTCATAGTAGCAAAGATATTTTCTACATAATCAGTAGACGAACCTGAGGATCCTTCAGCATCCCATAGGACACGTAGCCCTACGTCACTATTAACTGAAGAAGCCATAGCTGCAATGGCTGTAGTAGTCTTTGCCGACTGCTCAGCTCCTGCAAATGTAATTAGTGCAGGTGAAATACCACCACCAAGTACTAGATCAAGGTTTAAAATACCAGTAGGAATTCGGTCCTCAGCAGTAAGAGTAATACTCTGTACTTTAGCTACTTTCTCTACCTCAGATAATAGATCTAGTGTGTCTACAGGGGAACTATACGGAGTACCAGTTGAAGATACATTCTTGCTTGCAGTGCGTGCCATAGATTATTCCAAAACTAGATAAGAAAGAGGCCCGAAATCCTTTCGGGGACTCGGGCCTCATGTCGGTTTACAGAGACGATTATTAATAATCGTCTTCTTCATCTTCCTCTTCATACTTAGGCTTACTAGCCTTCTTAACGGGCTTCTTAGTAGCCTTTTTAGGTGGAGGATCTTCTTCATCCTCTTCGTCAAGATCTTCCTCTTCTTCTATAGCCTTCTTAGCCGGTTTCTTTACTGGCTTTTTTGCAGGCTTTTCTTCCTCATCATCTTCCTCTTCCTCATCTTCGTCGTCCACTACCTTCTTTACAGGTTTCTTGGACGACTTCTTGTGGACAGGTTCCTCTTCTTCGTCTTCCTCATCATCTTCTTCAAATGGGGAAGGCTTCTTGGAAGCCTTTTTAGCAGGCTTCTTTAGTTGTCCTTCCTCCTCGTCTTCTTCATCCATGTCTTCATCGTCCTCTTCTTCATACTTAGGCTTAGCCATCTTCTTAGCAGCAGGCTTAGTAGCCTTCTTGGCTGGCTTTTCGTCTTCTTCGCCATCGTCTAGGCCAGTGTCTTCGTCCTCTTCGTCAATATCCTTGGACGACTTCTTCTTTACACCAAAGCCTAGCTTTTCGGCCCAGCGCTTGTATTCGACTAGTTCGTCTTCATAGGAACGCGACTGAACTAGATCAGAAAGATCCCACTGAAGGAACTTCTTTTCAATGGCCTTTAGGGGGGCTTCTCCACCAATCTGAATTGGATACTTAGCTGCGCCTGCGGCATCCTTATCGTACTTGATAGAAACATCGCGTCCAAACTTGGGGTGCGTAATAGCATAGGCTGTGCTATCACCGTTTTCGTCCTCATGAACATTAAGTTCCTTAAGGCCCTTGATCGAACGAACAAGGGAAGCAGTTAGACGAAGAACAACAAAAGGAGTTTGAGTATCCGAGTCCTTCTGCTTGAAGCCTGTCTTTGCCTCTACCTTTGTTGGTGTGTCTAATGTAGTTCCAATACGCTTTTGCAATGAACGGCTAATAGCATTAACGTAGTAGTCAGTGCTAAAACTACTTCCGTAAAAGTTCTTACGATCAGCCTGATCCTTTGGTTGTGGATGCTCGCGTTCGTGATCACACCACGGGCATTTCTTAGTACTATCCCGTTGACCTGTTTCTGAGTCAAAAGCTAGACAGGCTGTAGGGAAAGATGTACGTGAACCATCACGCTTCTTTACGTTTACCCAGTGTGTTCCATAAGCGAATAGCTTACCTACTAAGCGTAGAGAAGTAAACTTGTCGCTAAATTCTAGTAGAGATACAAGATCTTTTACTTGTGGTTGCTTTTCGGAACCTGCAACTGGAGCATCATCAATATCGTAACCGCGTTTGGTAGCCATGTTTTATTTCCTTTACTTAGATTAATTAAACTAGTGGATCGTGCTCAGTAGCACCATTACCTAGACTAGGAATGAAGTTCTTGCTGCTATGTACTACCGACTTAGCATGTTCAGCATCGATAATCTGCTCGCCTTCTAGACTATCAACATCATCATACAGGTCATTAGTATACATGCTAAACGCCTTGTCCTGTAGTTCTTGAGCATAATGTTCAAGAATAAGATTAGCAAACAATGTAAGAATTACCTTGCTGCTAGGTAGTCGATAGTTAGCAACTGTGGCTACATCAGCATCTGTACTATTATCAGACTCTAGTTTCTTGGACACAAGGAACTTAGACGGGAAATCCGTAATCAAGGTAGTTGGCGCTTCGCTCAAACGAACGATAGCTAGATCTCGACCGATCTTACGATCAAAACCGTCATTAGCATGACAGCGGGATAGACCGTACATGACTACGGTACTACGTCCTTTAGGCTGAACATAAAATGCTAGAGTGCTACCACCGTTGAACTCTACTACGCCTTCAGAATCGTAGTTACGTACATGATAAATGTGTAGGTTGTTTTCGTTATTTCGGATAATTGTCATTTTGCTCTTTCTATTACAGGTTCACGTATTGAGAGTATGGTAGCGGACCCACCGTACCATACCCCTTAACAGTGTTAGATTCGCTCGTATATTGAGCTTTTTATCGGTAGTTACTGTACAGGAAATTCTCTAGAACTTCGTCTCCTGGGTATACATTACCGTTTCCATTCATTACAGACTTTAGGAAGTTGGTAAGATACCAATTATCTTCCTTACCATCAAGCCAAGTCTTACGATAAGTACCAAGCTTATACCCCATCGTAGTACGGAACTTATTCAGCACTGCTTTACTACGGTACATGGAAATAACCGTTTCAATACTAGCTCCTGCACATCGACATAGCATCCAAAAATGATACCATAGTGATTCTGTATCAGAAGACTCTTCGTCCTCGTATCTTGGAACTTCAATACCAGTAGTAGCTAGTACATTAATAAAACCTAGTAGCGCTGGAACAATATCAGATTCAATAGTCTCCCCCTGCAGTTTGTTTACCTCAACTAGCGTTGCTTCCATTTCTTCTGCGCATTTTTCTACACTTCCAGTATTAACGATACCTAGGGAGGTAAGAAAGTGAAGAATATCAACTAGTTCTACTACAGCGTTATCAGCATCAAGTTCGTTCTTAGCCCACCACTTAAAGGCGATAGCCGAGCGCATAAACTCAACAGCCTCGTCAAGAATAGCTAGTTGGTAGTTAATGTTGCGCTCTGGTTTTAGGGCTTCTGCAATCCAGTCTTCGGCCCCAATCATCTTCTTGTTGACTTCACTCTGTGTCTGGGCGATTAGTAGAAACTTGTTCATGTTTATTCCTTAACTAGTTTGTTGAGCTTCTTAAGCTCGGCTTCGGTTAAAAACTCAGGTATTCCTAGCAGTAGTCTAGCAGCACCGTGAGGGTCAGCTATCTTCGCTAGTGCTGACATTTGACGTGCTTCATGATCATGTTCTAGCTCTTGTTCCCTAGAATGCACGGTCACATCGTCTTCGTCTACATCGTCTAAACCTTCTCCGTAGTCTGTGGATTCTTGTCTTTGTAGAAAGGCATCCATAGACACTTGTTTGGTTTTATTCTTTTGGCCCCAAACTGATTCTCTTGCGGTGAAGAACCAGTTCTGAATATGTGTAGTTAGTGTTCCAGCATCACCGTCACACTTGTCAATAGCTCGACTGCATGCTATAAAATAAGTATGAATTACGTCGTCTAGATCAATAGATCCAGAAAAGAAAGTAGCATGATCTCGTTGAGCTGTTACTAGACACAAGCGAATATACTTCTCTTGTATCATGGACTTGAACTCCAAGGCCCGGTCTAGCCATAGGGAGGACTCAACACATAGTTTATATAGATCAGGGTAGTTATACTCTTTTTCTACCTGAGCTTTATACTCAATTGACTCAGCTAAACTAAGCTCGCTATTCAAATTACAGCAGGCTAAGTACTTGGATAGGCTAGCTACGAATGCACGTATTATTTCTACACGTAAACCTCTGTCTAGCTTAAGCTGCTTTATAGCTATGAATCTAGCTTCTGGCGTATCTTGCAGAAGAAAATTAATAACTAGTCTAGGTAGTTCAGTTCGTTTAAGAAACGAAACTTTCCGTCGATGGTTAACTTCCTGCCACCCAAGCAAACGTATTAGGTAAGTATCAAAGAAATTAGTATGTTCTACTATTCCACGCATCGCAGTGTACAGCAGTATGTCATAAGTTCTTAGATACTGAGCCGTAGTCAAGTTTCCTTGAATCTTCTCCCTAGTATCCTTTAGGTCAGAGAATACCTTTGACGATGTATTAACTTTCTGTTTACTTCCTGCTGATCGTGGTGTGGCCACTTACATAACCCCCTTTCGTTGCAGAAGTTTTATAAAAGCAAATACATGTTTACAGCAACCACTTAACTCTTTTGGATTTTGTACTACTGGCTTCTCACCATTACTATATAGGACTTTGCTCCCACCTTTTTTAGTTAGGGCAACTTCCCACCTATACATGTGATCTGGACACGAGCATGTTACCAAAACTTCTGCTTCTGGTCCTCGGCCTTTGAATTCCACGGAAGTAGTATATTTTACGTTTGTTTCTTTAGGCGTGTGCGCTCGACACACGCCTTTGCCGTTTCCTGTAGTTTTTGAAACTCCAATACGAACGGATTCTAGAACTACAGAACCAGATCCATTCATGTTTTCTGGTGGCGTAGCCCTAAGTATAGTGCGAAGACTTAGCATAGACTTTCCTACAAGGGGCCGAAGCCCCACTTAGAGTTACTGACAAGCTACGCACTCGCGCGAAGCACCTTTTAGGGTACGTGTACTGTACACATAGTATAGGCCCTTGATTCGTTCATCCAGCATAGCCATACGATGAATGTGTGCAATCCACCTAGGATCTTCGTTGGCTGAGAAGTATAGGTTCAAGCTCTGGCCTTGATCAATATGGCGCTGACGAGCTGAAGCCATACGGATTACTGACTCCATATTGATCTCGAACGCAGTCTTAAATACTTCTTTTTCTTCGTCAGTTAGCCAGCTTACGTGCTGAACGCTTCCGCTGGCTGCATTGATAAAGTCAAATTCGCTCTTTTTGTACGCACCACGTTCACGCATGCGGGAAAGAATAAGAGCATTTACTCGTAGAAGATCGCCACCTGCCGAAGCCTGAGTATAAGTCATAGCAGGATCTGGATTGATGCCCTCACTGACTCCACCCATTAACAGTGCTGTAGATTTCGTTGGGGCTATAGCAATTCTGGTAGCATTACGCATACCAGTACCTTCAGTAAACTTAACACAGCCGCGCTTTTCTGCTAACCATTCTGAGGCTCTACGTGACTCGGAATCCATTCGAGCAAAGATTTCGTTGTTTAGCTGGTGCGCCTGGAAAGACTCCCATGGAATCATCTTTTGCTGGAACAAAGTATGCAGACCGCATGCACCTAGCCCAAGCGCAGCAAAGTCCTGAGCAAATTTAACTGACTTTTCTAGGCCAGGAATGTGCTTTGCCTTACTGATAAACTCGGAATTGATACAGTCTAGGAAAATAGTAGCCCAGAAAATATCGTCAGAAGTCTTTAGTCGATCCCAATGAACCAGGTTCATCGATGATAGAACGCAGACAAAAGAATATTCATCATTTGAGGGAAGAGCGATTTCGTTACAGTTACCCGTTAGCACTCCGTTAAATACTGCCTTGTGTTCTGTTGGCTCGTTTACGCAGTATGTATCAGCGTTATCGATCTGATCAATACTAACAACCTTGAAATGACGATAGCCGTTATCGATAACGGTACCCTCTTCCTTTGGAAGGAAGAAAGGTTGTAGGTATTCATCTCTAACAAGTTCACCAGCAGTTACTACGTCACCCCATTCATCGTAGAATTTATGATATGGAGTGCACTTGATACTGGTTTCAGTGAGAGTATATGATAAATCATAAGATTCAAGCTTGATTTCTAGCAGCTTTTGGTTCTCGCCAGTCTTGGCAACTAGTGCTGGTGTAAACCTAATTCCGTTCCACACGTTAACTGTGGTGCCTACTAGCTCAGAGATTGGAAACTCACCTGTATCAGTAAGTAGCATCGTATCTCCAGCAACACATAGGTTACTGGCGACAATGGGAACTCCTGAGTTCTTGATAGCAGTAGGAGCAAGTTTGTTCATTTTATCAATGAAACTCAAGTATCCTCTGCCTGTAACCATCTTCATCTTCATTAGACGCTTAAACCTACGAACTAGTTCTGGGTCTTGAGCTTCTAGCTTACCAATATTTGCAGCTGAGAAATTAAATCCAATATTAGCGTCTTCTGGAGTAGCAGTTACGAAGTCAATAATCTCGTCAAAGTCCGCATGATCAAAAGGTAGATAAGCAGCAACGCTTCCTCTACGAGTATTACCTTGGCTTACGTACTGAGAGTCATTGATAAGTCCCTTTAGTACAGGCAGAATTCCTTCTGCTTTACCGCCAATGGAAATACGAGTTCCGCGTGAACGAATATCTCCTAAGTATGCTGACGTACCAAAACCATGCTTGGTATGAAGCGCTAGTTCACGTTTTCCTTCGTAGATTCCATCGATAGAGTCAGGAATGTAACTACCTTGACAAGATACTGGTAGACCACGATTAGTGCCAGTGTTGGAAAGAACTGGAGTCGAGGCTGAAAGTACTCCTGACCACAGCATTTCAAAGAACTTATTTTCTGCTTCCTTGACTGTATCTACTCCAATATCGATTAGGTGTTTAGCAGCAGTTTTAGCAATACGCTGGAACTGGGCTCGTACATCAGTTGCCTCGTACAAATACTTCTGCTTGAACATGGACCATCCACCTGTCAGATACCAGTTAGGAAGTCGTCCTTCCTTCTGTAGCTGCTTGCGCTCAGCGGATAACTTTTCGTATAGGTTGTTTGTTAGATCAGCCATTATGCAACTTCCTTTTCTTCAAAAGCCTTAAACTCAAAATCGTCTTCGTTCCAATTACGAGTATATTGATTTCCGGTCTGGGAAAAGAAATCAACAGACTGATAACCATTAATATTATCATAAAACCATTCTGCAATGGTATTAGATCCTTCTACGATTTCAAAAATAGGATCAAGACCTAAGTCCTTTAAGCACAAATTAAGTCTAGATTGAACGAATACTCGTAGTTCACCAGGAGTTAGGCTATCTAGTTCACCCTTCTCGAACAACATATCAATAATTTGAGCCTCGTGCTCGTAGATAGTTCTAGCTACCTTTTCAAGTGTGTCTTTTACTTCGGCTTTATCTCCAAATAGCTGTTCATACACACCATCTTGCATAGCATCAGATGTTAAATGACGGAAATACTTGGCACCTGCCTGTTGATGCAAGGACTCGTCAGATACGGAGAAATTAATTCCACTTCCAGTAGTCTTGATTTTGTTCTTGCCGTTAGCATTGAAGTGTTTTAGATAGCCAAAAGTACTATACAAGATACCACCCTCAACCATGGAGAACCCACCTAGAGAAACAAGATCATTTGGATGACCTAGAATCTCGCTAATGAATTCCATACGAGCCTTTAGAACTGGAGTATTTACGTATGAATCATAGAACTCATCAGTATCTAGCCCTAGAACCTCGTTTAGCTTCTGATAGAATGGCTTGTGAATAGACCGTTCTACCATAGAAAATACGGCTCCCATTCGGTCAAACTCTGGCCCCTTGGCAATTCGTAAGAAACGATCAGCCCAGTAGTCTTTTCCAGCCCTAACCTCGTACATTGTGAACAACTTGAGTGCAGTAATGACACCGTGCCTTTCAGCAGTAGTCATTTCAGTAAGAATACACTGCTTATCTTTGTCTACTTGGATCTCGTCTGGAAACCATAGAGCGTGTAGCTGGCTGTTGGCTAGGTCAGAATACTCTTTAAACACCTCAACAACAGAGTCTGATCTATCCGTATAGGCTCGAACTAGACCATTTTGCGCACTTGACATTTTAATATACCTAAAAGTTAGATGACAGGGAGATAAAATTGCTCGATTACGAGTTATTTACTTAGCCTACGCGCTAGGGATAGGCTCTTATCTAGTAGTGTTTCTACCCTAGATGGCAGTTTTTTACCACCAACCTTAAAAGCAAAGGACTCAGCCAATAGTTCTCGGCTAGAGACACAAGCATACTCCGAAACTAAAGGCTTTAGATTACTATAGGCAATAGCTTGCTTGGGCCAGATATCTCGTACCGAGTCGTAGTCTTTGTCTTTTAGCAGAGAGTCAATGTCTTGAATCTTAAGCTTACGATTTTTAACGATCCATTTGCAAATGTGCTTGAACAGTGGAACTTCTTCTGCATCTAACTCTGTAACAACGTCTTTTAGGCAGTTCACATCAGAAGCTACAATACGCTCCATGCACTCAGCAATGAACTTCTTTTCTACTAATGGAGCCTCTGTAGATTCTTTGAACAGAGATACCCAAGAAGATCTAGCTTTATCATGCTCGTTTATATAGGTAAAGTCTATATGATGCCCAAATTCATGTGCAATCACGTAATCGATGCTGGCACCTTCTTCAAACAACTTCTCGTAGCTAAAAGTTATCTTTGGGTTAGCTAAGCTTTTTGACTTAGTATGATACATACCCGCATACTTGCCTGTTGATGACACTAGTTCAAGAATAATATCGTCATTAAGTATAAAGTCCAGTTTATTATTTACAAGCCAAGTCTTGAAACGTTCAGCTGATTCGTTAAATACCTCGAATTCTGACTTTTTAATTCCGCACATAATATGAACTGTCCCAATGGCAGACTCCATAGACCTACGGTATAGGCTCTTTGTACTAAGACCTAGATAGATACCTGGATATGGAGTCTGCCCAAGATTTAGAATTACTTTAGGAGAAGTCACCTCAACTATCTCACGTTCGATATGCGGCTGCTTCTGGTCAACTCCTATGATCTCTCCGTTGTTACTGGACGTTACCCTTAGTAGTTTGTACTTTGGTTTCGTTTCATCTTCGGCACAGTTTACAACAACGTAGTCTTTAGGTGCAGCTTTCATCTATTTTCCTTAAACGGACTAGAAGTATAAATAATGTTATCAAGAGTAGTATTAGTTCTTAGTAGTGTGTCTACGCTGTTAGCCATGAACATACGAGCACATAGCATAAGAGGAGTTCCCTTTAGACGTTCTACTCTGCTTGATATACTAGCGTACACAGAGTCTAGACTATCAGCAGCAAATCCTTCCTTGTGCAGGTAAAGATTAATAAGCTCTACATCACCTTCCTTGGATGCACGCCGTATTATATTAAAAATCTCAGCTGAACCAGTTTCAGACTTATCAGGATGATACTTTTGAAGTAGCTTTCTAGCTAGCTTCTTGGCTGTAGCTCGACGTACAAGTTCATGTGGACTAAATCTAGTAACTGCTACATCAATGTCACTAAGGCGTTCATCGCCTACGTCCACGCTAATACTCTTGCTAGCCTGCCCAACCATTAGTTCTAGCGTGGCCTGCTGATTAGACCTAATCTTATCAAACTTATCCGCCAGCACTTCATTCTTATATATAAAGTTTTCTATAAACTTTTTTAGCGAAAACATTAATACGTCCAGCTCTTTGTATTTATTCTCTACTTCTTGTAGTTTTACCATTTTTGTCATTCTCATGTACAAAAAGCCGGGACGAATTACGCCCGGCTTTTATTGTTTACTCAGCCTTTACACCGGATGCTTCCTTGCTAGCCTTCTTACCGGCCTTATGGCGAACCGTTCGGAAGCTACTAGTGTTTGCGGCAGCGCGTGACTTAAAATGATAACTTTGTGAAGGTACTGCAATAAGTACAATGCTACCGTTCTTTAGAAGCTCTACTACAGGATCACGCATGGTCTGCAATGGGTCAAATACGGAAACAAGACTTACATTACTATGTAGAAATGGCATGTTCTCTAGTTGAACCTGCGAACCATAACGCACGGCAAAGTTAGCAGAACTAATACTGTCCCCGTACTCACGTAGAGATTCGGCAAAAGCATCGTATAGATGAATACGATTCATGATACGTGGCCGAATGGAATCGTCCTTGAACGAGAATTCGATGTGAGAAATACTACCTGGAAATCCTGCATCATCTTCCGGCTTAAACACTACCGAAGCCTTAAGGAAATCAGTAGGTGGATGCTGGCGTTCAGCGTTATTTGAAGGCTGTTCTACTTGAACAGGTGCAGGAGCACGGGTGCTTAGAAGTGTGCTTAGTGCGCTAAAGCTGTTTACGGTTTGCATGGTTCGTTCTTTCGTAACTATCAATCAGGCTCTTTGTGGGTTGGTATTGGCTATATCTTATAGAGCCCCTAATAAGACATAGATCCTTAACAGTGTTGATTTTCTTCTATACGAGAAGTTTCTTTATCTTTTTTACTATGGACATAGGTATATTACCTGGGTCCAGTTTATCTTCAATATGATCCTCAGGTATTGGCATATTCCAGAGTTTTACTTCTTTCACATCAAACGCAGTATTTATAGGTTCAAATCCTGAAACTTTTACAACAGATTTGTCTTCAAGAACACGTTCTCCATGAACGATAAGTCTACTAGCAGTCTTACCAGCTAAGTCACCATCGAAGCAGGATATTACCCTATCTACACCTACATAGGATAAAATAGCTGTCTTTCTATCAGACCATGAATGAGTACCAAGAATAGCTACGCATGGAACTCCTAATGAGCATAGTCTAAGAGCATCTCGTGGACCTTCAACGAGAACTATAGAGCTTAGCCCTTTTTCTTCCATAAGCTCGTGAGCGTAGTCCAGTGGAAACAGGCCACTAGTCAAGGACCACGGCCCGCTAGCATTAATATAACTAGGTATTCCTTTATCCTTTGGCTTGTGTATTTGAGCTTTTATATGACCTACTTCTTTACCAGAAACTCTAACTGGAAGGTATAAATACCATCTATAATCGTTCTTGAGAACCAGTTTAGCTTTTATTTTCTTCCTAAGAAAGTCTAGACTATATCCCCTCCACTCATTGTCAGTCAATCCAGATCTTGCTACCGCGTCTTGATCCCTGAGGGAAAAGAATTCAAGTCTTTCTTTCTTGGGAGTATCTTCTACACCCTCGTTAAACTCGGCTAACAGGTTCTGATCATATCTTTCGGATTTGAACTCTGGTAGTTTTCCATCTGGAAATTCACCCTTGCTCTCAAAGCGCTCAAGATTTAATGCATCAGCTAGCTCATTCCATCCACCGTATTTAGCACAGCCAAAGCATTTATAACTACCAGTCTTAAGTGCGTAAGAACTATGCTTTATTCGCAAAGATGGAGTACGCTCCATGTGAAATGGGCACCGAACAAATGAGTATTGTTCATGTGCCCTAACTTCGTCTGAAGGTAGCCTACTAAGCTCTTGCTTGATATGACTGGCTATGTCATCGTAGCTCATATTAGAAACCTGTGCTTAAAGACCTCTCTAGGGCCGAGAACATCTTTGGTGGAGTTAGTCCCGCATTCCTGTACCTAAAAAACCTGCTGCATAGTCGTTTAGTATAGATCACATTACATAGATTTATATGCATTCCCATACGATGAACCATATAATTGTTATTGTTCTGTTCAGTTATTAGTTCATAGTAGTTAGCTACGTTTGTAATAACTAATGAGGTAGAAACGTCAGAGTAAATACCATATAGATAGCAGTTTAAGTTTTTGGCTAAAATAGCTACGTATCCATGAGGCATTGTCTGCTCTAGAACAACTAGATTAACATCCAAATCACTACCAGCTAAACTTAGTCTACCAACTAGCGTATCCTCCTCTTCGTAGTTTTCTGTAAGTCCACGTATGAGCTTTTCTTGGCTACACATCATAGGAAGAGCTGAACTAACAGTGAATCTTTTGCCCCGTTGAGGCTGAAGGACTTCTGCTTGTATTGGAGCTTCGATTGCTACTTGACCGTAAGTAGATCCATCAATATGTGGCTTGAACTTAGACCTAGATACCAGAGGTGGAATTATAATAGGCCCATGAATTGATATACTTACTACCAAACAACTACTAGGATTTTCCATTTGAGTTAGCCCACTCTGTATATTTTTTCTTGATATCAGCTACCATCTTTAACTGAAGAGGCTCAAGGTTTGGGACATTAAGCAATGGATACTTGGTATTCAGATACGTCCTATGCTCTTCATCTTCCCATGGACGAATTATCTTCATAAGAGCATCCTTGACTTCAGCCTTGGATTCAAGAACTCCGTTTGTATACTGATCTATTACTGCATTAAATAGGCAGTTACCTAGGCAGTCTTTAGATCCACTAAGAGCCCAATCCCAAGTATGACCTTCAGCATCATTGGCTCCCATGTCCATTTCAATCTCAGGTTCCACAAGGAAAGTGAAACCAAAGACTTTTTTATACCAATTAGCTACCCCATACGTAGCAGTGTATTGAACGATTTGGATTGTGGATAAAACTACTTCATATGGAACACTGTAGTAATTAGCATCATGAACTGCACGTAGATACTTGATGAACAGTTTAAGAGGTAGTTTAAACTTGCGCCTGTACCTATCGAAATTAACTAGAATCAAATAGGCTGTAGTGGCTCCAACCTCAGAGGAAAATCCCTGAATAGGGGAATTTGTTGCACGTCGTTTGGCTGCTGCTACGATACCTGGGCGTCCAGTAATAGCACGCCATAGGTTACGTATACCACCAATAGGCGAGGTTACATGAAGATCAATTGGAACGAACTCTTTGGAATTATTGATATAAGCAGTGCCAGGAACAAACTCCTGCGCCATCTTGTCTAGAATTTCTTGTGCATCTGCAGTCCAGTTTCGTTCCTCAGCTTCTTTGATTTCTTTATCGACTTGCTTTAGTTTAGTCTCAAGTTCTTTGAGCGTAGGTTTAGCAGCTTCAGTCATATTCAACATCGTTGAAACTAGTAGAACGAATTACCGAAAGCAACTTATCCAAATTGTCTAGGCTAGATACTCGACCTAGTTCCTTAACTACTGTACCAGCACGCATAGCTACAGCGTTTACTTCATGCTGACCTGAGCTATTTAGCTGATCTCCTAGTTGAATAGTAAGTGTCTGAGCAGAATTAATCATGTCTAGAGCACTAACTGAAATATTGTCTCGAAATGGTTCTCCAATGCCTTGCTCTTCCATGTACTTGGCCTTGGACTTACCAAGGACTTCATTAGTAATTACGCCTGTAGTTACAATATAGGAGGCAGCATGATCAGAATTCCACTTTTTCCAGTCAGGCCAGTTATCCTTTGATTCCTGGCGAGTTTGAGTTCCCTTAGCTCGAATTTGATTACGATCCATCTCCTCACGTAGATGCTGAGTACCTCCATGCGCAAAATCACGGAATATCTTAAATACATGTTCTGCAAACTTAGCCGAAGTCCATGCACAGTACTCCGTTATAAGCTGCTCACACAAGAATGTACCACCATATCTACCAATCTTGGTTTGAATTGCTGCTAGCCTAGGACACTCTGGTTTTTCAATGCCGGAT